CGCCGTGCTCCCCTCACCGTAGATCTCGAGGACGACGTCCGCCCGCCGCCAGTGGCCCACGCGCTGCACGGTCGCCGGGTCGATGCCCGCCTGAATCATCCGCGTGGCGCCCGTGCGCCTGGTCGCCCAGTGGAACGTGATGCCGCCGACGTTGCGGCCATAGGGGATCTTTGGCCGCGCGCGTTTGCAGGCGCGCTTGAGCGCATGCGCGATGGCGTTCCGGCGGTCCCGCTCGGTCGTGGCGACGCGCCGGGCGGGGAAGTAGTAGGCCTGCTTCTTCGTCTTCGGGAGCGCGTCCAGGGCGGCGCGCAGGCGCTTGCTCACGGGCACCGTGTAGGGCTCGGCCTGGCGCGGGTCCTTCGGGTCGCCAATCCAGAGATCGCGGCCATGGTCCTGGTCGCGCCGCAAATCCAGGATGTCTCCCAGCCGGCAGAGCGTGTCGAGCCCCATGATGACGATCGCGCGGATGTCCGGGGCGAGCAGCTTCAGGAGGCGGTCCTCTTCGGCGGGCTTCAGGAGGCGCCGTTGCGGCCGCCGCACCTGCAGGCGGCGCATCCCGGCGATCGGGGACGCCACGATCTCACGGTGCTCGACGGCCGCGCGCAACATCGCTTTCAGGACATCCATCTCGCGGTTGACGGTGCGCGCGGAGACCGTCGCGGCGCGCGCAGTCATCCACTCGGTCACCACGGTGCGATCGAGATCACCCAGCGCGATCGAACCGAAGGTCTTGCGCAGCACCGCGAGGATCTCGCGTTCGCGCTCGGCTCCGCGGTGCGTCGCGATGACGTTCGCGTCATACCAGGTCGCCCACGCGTCGAACGTCTGCGTCACCTGGTGCGTCGGCAGCCGGAACTGTTCGCGCGCGAGGTCGCCCATCGCGGCGTGGTAGATCTCGTCGGCGAGCGCTTGGTTCGCCTTGCGCTGCGCGGGCGTCGCCGCCTCGTGCGGGACGCGCGTGCTCTTCTGGATCGGCCGCGCGCCGCGGCGCTCGAGCGTCATCCAGTAATATTTCGAGTCGGGCCGGATGTAGATGCTCACGCGGTGGGCGGCCAACGAAGGGCCAACTCGTCGAACGCGCGCGCCAGCACGTAGGCGATGAGCGGCGGCGCGACGAAGGAACCGATGGCGCTCTGCTGGATGGCGTTCGCTGGCGTGGTCATGAACAACGAGATTCCGGCGACGACCGCGGCGACCGCGACGCCACACCACAAGACGGAATGCACGAGGACGAGGAAACCGTACGCGGCCGGGCGCGCGGCGGCCCTCGGCGGCGCCATCATGTGCACGCCACCAGCGAACGAGTAGCCGCAATCGCAGCCGACGGACGTATCAGGATTCACGAGTCCGCAGAGTGGGCATTTCTTCATCGCGTCCTCCGGCGTTCAAATGGGATCACTCGGGCAGTATGCGCCGCGGGGCTTGACGCGGCGATTAAAAACCCGAGGCGCGCGGAGGCCGGTCGCGCGCCGACCGAGAGGCCCGTTTGAGTTTGCCCCTGATCACGTCGAGCACCTCGTGGCGGCCTTCGTCTGTCAATTTGCGGAGCGCAGCGAGCATCTCCTTTTCGCCTGGCCGGAAAGGGGGTGGGGCGATCGGCTGGGCCTTCACGTCTACGCTGTAGCGGATCCTCACCCAGTGGTGCACGAGCCACTCGTACGAGACGTTGTAGAGCGCGGCCAACGAGCGCAACGTCTCGGGCTCCAAGTTCTTAATCTTGCCGTGCTCCAGCCTGGGAAGCACCTTGCGCGATAGGCCTGGGAGCGCCCGCTCCTCGGCCATCCTCCCCGCGGCGTTCTGATTCCAGGACGTCTGCCGCTCGCGTAGGTCCACGAAAAACCGGCCTAGTTCAGGATGAAAAACTGGACGCGGCGAAGCCATCGTCACGAAGCCTACCACCGCCATTTCCCTCATTGTTAGCACGTGATAAAAAATGTTCTTGACATTGTGAGAACTCAGGCGCTATCGTTTCCTCACAATGAGAGCAACGGTCAGGTTCAAGGTTCAGGCGCTGCAAGAAGACATGGCGGCCAAGGGCTGGCTGCAGCGGGATCTGGCCCGGGCAGCCCACGTCTCGGAAATGACTGTCACGCGATTCTTCCGGGGCGAATTCCAGACCGCGCGGACCGCAAAGAAGCTCGCCAAGGCCCTCGGCCAGCCAATACGCCGGTACATGGAGTCGACTGAGGCCGCAGCGTGAGAAGGGACCGGGCGCTGATGGGGCGCCCGGCGTGGTGGTGGGCTGACTGAGGTTCACGAGCAGAAGGATCCCGCCGATGAGCACTGCAACGCTAGGGAATGCACTTACCACGCGTTACCACGAGGAGCCGGACGCGGCGCTCGTCGATCGCGATGACAAGCGCCTCGCCCTGCGGTGCCTCAACGATGCGATCGACGCCGGAGGGACGGCGCGCAAGGCGCTCGCTGGCGACTGTCGGATGAGCGAGGCCCAGTTCTCCCGGCTCACCAGCGGCGTCCAGGGCTTCCCGCTGTCCCTGCTCGATCAACTGCCGGATTCGATCGTGCTCGATTACCTCGATCGCATGGCGCACGAGCGCGGCGCCCACGTGGAACGCGAGGACGCGGCCGTGCTCGCGGCCACGCGCCTGGCGGAAGCCGCGATGCAGTTCGTGAGGGTGAAGGTTCGGATGGCGAAGGCAGTCCGATGACCGTGAAAGTCGCATCCCAGACTATGGACGGCCCGCGCTACCTCACCGTCGACGACGTCCGCGAATACCTGCGATTCCCGACAGGGAAGTCGAAGGCGCATCGCAATGACGCGGTCTACGCGGCGATGAGCAGCGGGCGGATCCCGAACTGGTGCATCTGCCGGCGTGGCGGGCGCGTGCTCTTCGATCGGCTCGCGATCGATGAGTGGTTGCACGAGGGCACCCAGCGCGTCGACCCGAAACAGCGCGCGCGGGAGATTCTCGCCGACGTGCGGCGGAAGAAAGTCTCAGCATGAAGATTCATCTCGGCGACGTGGACCTTGTCGACCTGCTCGCGTTCGCCGGCATGCTCGGCGCAATCGGGGCGCTGGTGGCGCTGTGGTAACGGCCATGGGCACGGTGGGCCTGCTCCTGATGGCCTTCGGCTTGTGGGCCCTGCTCGCGGGAACGGTCGCGCTGCTTGTGGTTCGTGCGGCGCAGGCGATGACGCGGAGGAAAGCATGAGGATGTTTCTGCCCGCCGACATCGACACCTGGTCACGCATCCTCGCGGCCCCGGAGCCGGAGACGCGGCGCCAGCGGATCGCGCGGTGGCTGCACCTGCCGGTGACGCCGGCGCCGACGGTCGCCCGTGCGCATCACGTCTCACAGCCGTTCCTCGGGACCGAGCGCCGGCGCGAGCAGCTGCTGCGCGAGTACGCCGACGATTACGTCGCCCGCGTGCTCTACGCGCATCGGACGGGGGAGCAGATCGTCGGGCCGGTGCGCAAGAGTCGGGTGCGGGTCGCGAAGTCCGAGCCGGCGCGCGTGCTGGCGATGAAAGCGAGGGCGTAGATGCCGAAGGTGGAAATGGTGCTCGTCTACAACGTCCATCTGTGCTTCAGCAACGTCGATGGGCGTCGCATGTGCGATGACCGCGCGTGGTTATACGACACGTGGGATGAGGCCGCCGCCCAGATCAAGCGGTGCGTGGACGCGCACCCCGAGGCGGACGTGCTGCTCTCGACCGAGACGATGCGCTCGGAGGAATACGCCCGGCTGCCCGAGATGTCGGACGACGTTCCCGAGTAGGTATCTCGAAACGGCCAGCGGGGCCGGAACCGGCGCGCGTGCTGGCGATGAAAGCGAGAGCATAGATGGGACGAGCATCACGAGCGAAGTGGGAGCGGCGTGCGGCGCGGTACCGCCGCGGGATCGTGCGCGGACTCTTGGGCGAGGCCGCACGGAAGATCCGCGAGCGGCTCGGTCGGCATCCGAAGTTCCAGCGCGCGGCAGGGCGCGCGTGATGCGCCGGCCCTGCCAGCGGTGCGACCACTGCACGCGATGGCTGGCCGCCGGGTATCGACTCGGCACGTGGATCTTCTGCGCCGCCTGCTGGCGAGCGATCGGCGGAGTGACCCGGCAAGCCCCCGTGGAGACGCCATGACGATCGGGATCAGAGATCAGGTGCGGGCGTTGCTGGTCGAGCAACTCGGCGTGGACGAAGCGGAGGCCACCGACGCGGCGACGATCTTCGACCTCGAGATTCCGGACGAAGCGGCGGAACAGGCCCTGTCCAACGGCACCGTGGGCGATCTCATCGCCTACGTCGAGCAGGCCGTGGCGCAGCGATCGGCCGTCTGACCGGAGGAACATCGGCGCGGGTGATGGGCCCGCGCGTCAGCGTCGTTCTCGGCCCCCAGCCCCCGCACGTAGGACCCCTGCAGCACGAGCGAGTCGAAGAGCGCAGACCCGGCGCGCGAGCCGGCCTGCGCAAGGAGCAGACGATGTCACTGCCCGGTTATGTCGTCATCGGCCTGTTCGTGCTGGCGGGCGTGCTGTTGGTCATCGGGATGTGCCGGGCGTCCGCCGGGTCGGACGCCGCTACGGAGGCGGACATGGCGCAGCGCGAGGCAAGCCAGGCGGTGCTCGACAGCATCGGGGCGTCGTCGGACGTGCAACGCAGTGAGGTTCCAACCGCGCACCGGGCGGCCATCCAGCGGAGCCTCGAGGCCGGCAGGAGCATCCGCGCGGCTGCCCCTGGCGTGCGGACCGGACGTGGCCCGTGGATCGGGCACGACCAGGAGGGGCCCGCCAGACGCGCGCGACTGCAGGCGACGCAGCGTCCGAGGCGCCGGGTGCGCAGGCGCGTGAAGGTCGAGAATCGCGTGGACCTCATCTCCGAGGGCCAGATCCTCGATTCCCGGCCGACGCTCGAGGCAGCGGTGGCCCGGGCGCGCGAGATCTTCGCGGACCCGTCCAGTCGGGCCGAGGTCATCTACTTCTGGGACACCAGCAAGGGCGGCGCCCGCGGGTGGCTGAATCGCAAGGACAAGGACGTCGCCTGAGATGCCCGGCAGCTCCGCAGGTCATTCGTCGGCGGGGATGCGTCGCTCATGGCATCAGCGTCGCGAGGACGCCGGCCAGGTGGCGCTGCCGCTCTCGACGGTGCCGGACCTGCCGCCCCTGCACCCGCAGACGCCGCCCCCCGCGTCGGTGCCGTTCTCGGGGCGCAGCCCGCAGTCGCGCCATCACTCGCACCAGGCGGCGCAGCGGGCGCGCGCGAAGGATGGCAGCCGGCCGGCCCTGTATCTGGCACTGCTCGCGGCGCACGGGCCGCTGAGCGACCACGAGTCGGCCAGACGGCTCGGCTGTCCGCTCTCGAGCATCAACGGGCTGCGCAATCGGGGGTGGATCAGGAAGTTGGTCGAAGAGGTCGGCAAGACCACGAGTCCGAACGGCTCGCCCTGCAGCACGTGGGGCCTGAAGACCGCACCGGCGGCAACGAAGGAGATGTGATGGAAGAAGCAATCACCCTGGCGACCGTCGGGGGCGGGGCCCTCGCGGAACTGTTCGGCGCGGAACTGGACCGGATCCTCGAGAACATCGGCGACCCGAATACCCGGGCGACCGCGAAGCGCGCCATCAAGATGGAGGTCGTGTTCAAGCCGAACAAGGAGCGCACCGCCTCCGAGATCACGCTGAAGTGCGTCTCGGTGCTCGCGGGCATCGAAACCGTGGACTCGTACCTCTACATCGGGAAGCGCGGTGGCAAGTACGTCGCCGTGGAGAACGACCCGAAGCAGTCGAAGCTGTTCGACCAGGAGCGGCCGCTGCCCATGGCCGTGTCGCAGTTTCAGAAACCGAAAGGCGGTGAGTGAGTGATGGAAGAAGGCGTTGTCACCAAGATCGCGGAACTCGCACAGAAGCCGATCGAGATCGGGGGCTTCCTTGCGCGTCCGGCCGGCTTCACCCTGGAAGATCCGGCGTCGCTCATCAAGGCCGGCCCCCGGGCGAAATACATCGAGGTCGCCCGGCTCGGCGCCCTGCGCGACTACCTGAAGTCGAACCGCGACAGCCTCGACCTCGCGCACCTGGCCGTGCACGTCGTCAGTCCGTCGCAGGTCTCCGTGATGGGCCCGCTCGACAGCCGCGCGCGGGACCGCGAGTACTTCCTCGTGGCGAAGACGATCGACACGAGCGAGGAGTTCCTCAACCAGTGGATGACGGTCGAGAACTTCATCATCGGCCTGCAGACGCGCTTCGCAGACGACGGCGACCGCCAGAAGCTGCTCGGGCTGCTCGGGACCGTCAAGGACGAGCGGGCGCTCACCTCGCAGGACGACGGGGTCACCCAGACGGTGACCGCAAAGGCGGGCATCGCGCTGGTCGCCCAGGTGACGGTGCCGAACCCGGTGCAGTTGGCGCCGTTCCGGACCTTCCGCGACGTCGTGCAGCCACCTTCGGCGTTCGTCTTCCGGGTGCAGGGCGGCGGAAACGGGGAGTTGCCGAAGGCGGCCCTGTTCGAGGCGGACGCCGGCACCTGGCGGCTGACGGCCGTCGAGCGCATCGCGAGCTGGCTCGAAGAGGCTCTGCAGGGTCTCGGCGTCGCCATTCTCGCCTGACACGGGTCCGTCCTGAGTTGTGCCGGGCCTGCGTCGAACTGAGGAATCTGGGGAGAGGACTCGGGGAGCGGCGCGGCCCGGCACTCGACACTACCCGCACGGCATTCTGAAAGAACGCACCCATGAACGAGCCGACTCAGAAGATCAACGAGGGGATTCAGGAGATTGCGATCGACCGGATCCAGCCCTCGCCGCGCAATCCACGGCAGCACTTCGACGCCGAGGCGCTGAAGGAACTGACCGCGAGCGTGAAGGCGCGCGGCATCCTCACGCCGATCCGCGTGCGGCCGGTGAACCGGCACTACGAGATCATCGCCGGCGAGCGGCGGTACCGCGCGGCGCAGGCGGCCGGCCTGGTCACGGTGCCCGCGATCATCGACACTCACGTCAACGAGGAGCAGGCGTTCGAAGACGCGGTGGTGGAGAACGTCCAGCGCGAGCAGCTGACCCCGCTCGAGGAAGCGCGCAGCTTCAAAGCGTTACTCGACGGCGCCGGCGACGGCGGGCGCGCGCGCGCCGCCCACACGATTGCGGAGCGGATCGGCAAGTCCGCGACCTACGTCTGGGACCTCGCGAAGCTGGCCGACCTGATCCCCGAGGCCGCGGCGCTGCTCGAGCGAGGCCTCATCACGACCAGGCACGCGATCCCGCTCGCGCGCCTGACGCCGCCGCAGCAGCAAAAGGCGATCGCGCCACCGAAAGACCAATACGCTGAACGGCACGGCGGGCTGTTCATCCCCGAGGCCGCCGGTCTCGACTTCGATCCGGACGGACCAGTCACGCCGGCGGCACGGCGCAAGGGCGATCCGTGGGCGGGCCTGAAGGCGAAAACCGTGCGCGAATTCGAAGCGTGGATCGCCGACTATGTGCGCTTCGATCCGCAGCAGGCGGCCGCCGCGGCGCCGCTCGACTTCGGGCCCGTCGCCGAACAGGTGGTCGCGGCCGGCGCGCAGCCTGGCCGCGGCAAGAGGGTCATCTCCATCACGCACGACTCGTTCGTCCAGCCCGACGCGAAGACCGAGGAGCGGACGTACACGGCCGTGTCGTGGAACCTCGCCGACGGCCGCGACAAGAAGTCACCGACGTGCGATCGGTCGGTGCTCGGCGTGATTGTGGTTGGGCCCGAATACGGGAAGACGCACCAGGTCTGCGTCCACAAGGACTGCGAGATCCACTGGGCCGCCGAGAAGAAGGCGCGAGAGAAACGCGCGACGGCGGGCAAGTCCACGTCGGCGAGCGCCGAGCAGAAGCGCCAGGAGACCGAGGAGCGCAAGCAGAAGGCAGAGCAGGCCCGGCGCGACGCGGAGCGTGCGGCGTGGTCGCGCGCCGAGCCAGCGCTGCGCGCTGCAGCCTTCGAGTCGGTCAGGAAAGCGAAACTCCCGAAGATTCTCGCGCTGCTCTTCAAGGGCGTCTCGAAGACGGACGCCGCGGAGATGACGCGGAAGCTCGGCGCGCCGAAGACTCCGGACGTCCTCCTTCGCCACCTGGCTGCGCTCGAGTTGCACGATGGTCTCAATAACTACCGGGACCGCGACCGGTGGACCGCGACGGCGAAGGCGTTCGGCATCGACGTCGCGGCCGTCCTAAAGGCCCAGGAGAAGCCAGCCGCGGAGAACGGCACCGTAAAGCCGGGCGTGTGCCGGGAGTGCGGCTGCTCGGATGAGGAGGCGTGTGAGGGCGGCTGCGGTTGGGCGGACGCGACGGAAACGCTCTGTGACCGGTGCGCACAGAAGGCCAAGAAGCCTAAGGCGAAGAAGGCGAAGCCAGCGAAGAAGCGGTAACGACGCCAGATGAGGCACCGGGTTCTCCCCCAGAGCAGCTACGTCTACGAGGCCGTCCTCGCGCGCACGCGGGCGGCGTTCGCCGAGATGTACGGTGAGGCCGCGGCCGGATTGCGCCAGATGGAAATCAACAACCTGCCGGCCGTCGAATGGAAGGGGCGCACGCTGCGGACTCTGTATTGCGCGGCGCCGTTCGGGCGCCCGCACGACCTCAACGTGCCCGAGTTCGTGCTGTGGTCGTTGCTGGACCTTCGTCTTTTCGTCTGCCCGTGGCACCGATGAAGAAGCTGACGAGGACGAGCATCGCGGCCGACCAATACCGCGCGGGGAGGCGCCTATGGAGCGCGGCCGACGACAAGGCGCTGCGCCTGGCGTACCCAGAGACGCCCACCGCCGCGCTCGCGAAGCGGCTGCGGAGGACGCCGACGGCCATCTACGCGCGCGCGGACCGACTTGGTCTGACGAAGAGCGCTGCGTATCTCGCGGGTCCGCAGGCGTGTCGATTGCGCCGCGGCGACAACGTCGGCGCGGGGACGCGGTTTGCGGCGGGGCACGTGCCGGCGAACAAGGGGTTGCGCCGGCCGGGCTGGTTCCGAGGGCGCATGCGCGAGACACAGTTCAAGCGCGGTGAACGGCGCGGCGTCGCGCTGCGACTCTGGAAGCCAATCGGTACAGAGCGGGTCAGCAAAGACGGATACCTGGAGCGGAAGATCAACAACGACCTCCCGCTCCAACGTCGCTGGCGAGCCGTGCATCTGATTCTGTGGGAATCGGTGCACGGACCGGTGCCCAAGAGTCACGCGGTCGCCTTCCGCAACGGCGACAAGGCCGACATCCGACTCGACAACCTGGAACTGATCACCCGCCGCGCATTAATGGCGCGGAACACGATCCACAACCTGCCCGAGCCGCTCGCGCGCACCGTCCAGCTGCTCGGCGCATTGAATCGACAGATCCGAAGGAGAACCCATGGCGCCGCGCAACAAGATCGACGATCTGCGTAACCACCTGTTCGAGACGCTCGAGGCGCTGAAGGACGAGGAGAAGCCGATGGACCTCGATCGCGCCCGCGCCGTCGCGGAGGTGGCCAAGGTGATTGTGGACTCGGCGAAGGTGGAAGTGTCGTTCCTGAAAGTCACGGGCGCCCTTCGAAGCACGAACTTCCTTCCGGTGGATACGGACGACGAGGTGAAGCCGGCCGCGCGACGGCTGAAGGCTGCGGTGTAGGCCATGAGCAAGACCGGGATCCCGTATCTCACCGAAGGCTGGAATCCTCTTATCGGATGCACACCGGCATCCGAGGGGTGCGCGAACTGCTGGGCCCGCGCGCTGCATGACATGCGTCACGCCGCCTGGTTGCGCGGCAAGAAGATGCCAGCCCAGTACCGCCGGCCGTTCTCGTCCATCCAGTTGCTCGACGATCGATTGCTCGAACCACTGAGCTACCGAACGCCGCGCCGGTGCGGTGTCTGCTTCCAGTCGGACTGGGCACACGAGAACGTGCCCAACGGGACGCGCGACGCGATCCTCGCGGTCATGCTACTGGCCTCGGACCGCCACCTGTTCTTCACGCTCACAAAGCGCACCGCGGAACTCGTGACCTACCTCACGGATCCCGACCTGCGCGACAGGCTCGAGGACGCCGGCACGGACATCGCGCACGGACAGATGGCAAGTACCGCCTACTACATGCAGCGTCTCGAGGAAGGTCTCGCGAATTGGCCGCCGAGACACATCCTGATCGGCTACACCGCCGAGAACCAACCGCGGTTCGAGCGACGGGCTGCGGATGTGAGCCGGTTGGTCGGCTGGCGCGCCTGGTGTTCGGCGGAGCCGCTGCTGGGGCCGCTGGACGTGCTGGGTACCACCGAACGGTGCGGCACGCAGATCCCGTGCTGTGACAGGCCGGACTGTGAGTATTGCGCCGGCACCGGCACGGCACAGGGCCTGAACCTCGAATGGATGGTGCCGGGCGGCGAGAGCGATTCGGACCGCCCGTGCGACGTCGAATGGATCTCGCAAATCGTCACGGACTGCGAGGCCGGCGGGATCCGCTGTTACGTGAAGCAGCTCGGCGCCCACCCCGTGGGTCCGTTCCGCGCTCCCGGCGCCTTTGGATTCGACCACGGTCAAGTGCAACTGCGCGATCGGGCCGGAGCGGATCCGGCTGAGTGGCCCGAAGGTCTGCGCGTGCGACAGTTGCCGGAGGTGCACGCGTGACTCGGAACGGCGACTGGATGACCACGTTCACCGGCCGGCGCTTCTGGCCGCTCGACCCCCGCCAGGAGGACGTGGCGATCGAAGACATCGCTCACCATCTGGCCTTCCAGTGTCGGTTCGCCGGCGCCACTCGCGAGTTCTACTCGACGGCGCAGCACAGCGTGCTCGTCTCCATGGTGTGCGCCAAACCGCCCTGCCACTGGCCCGGCGCGCCCGAACGGTGCGACCACAGCGGGCCGGGCGGGTTCATGGGCCACGCGTGCGGCCACGCCCCGGTGAACGCGCTCTGGGGCCTCCTGCACGACGCATCTGAAGCCTACTGCTCAGACCTCGTGTCGCCACTGAAGCGCGGCCTGGACGCGGCGGACGGATACCGGCGGGCCGAGCAGGTCATCCAGGCGGCGGTGTGCGCGGCCTTCGGCCTGCCCCTGCAGGAGCCGGCGCCCGTGAAGATCGCGGACCGACTGCTCTGCAAGACGGAGCAGCGGGACCTGGTCAACCTGCCGTCCGACCACAAACGCAGCGGGCCGGTGCTGCGGGCGGTCATCGCGCCCTGGTCCCCGGCGCAGGCCGAACGCGCATTCCTCGACCGATTCCGACTGCTGACTTCGAAGGTGAGCGAGTAGCCAATGGCGCGCAAACGACAGATCAAGCCGGAAGCGTTCGACGACCCGGACCTGAACACGAAGCCGCCGCTGGCGCGGTGGCTGTTCGCCGGGTTGTGGACACGGGCGGACCGCGAAGGTCGGCTGAAGGATGAGCCGCGGCGGCTGAAGGTGCAGCTGCTGCCGTACGACGACTGCGACATCGACGCCCTGCTCGATGCGCTGGCCCCACACCACATTCTCCGCTATGAGGTCGATGGCACACGCTACATCCAGATCCGTCATTTCCGGGAGCACCAGCATCCGCATCCCGATGAGACACGGTCACTTATACCCCCGCCGCCAGATGGGAATACCGGCGGCGCCAGTGAAGAACCACGGCTTGCCGTGAAATCCAACGGCGGGCAATTGGATGCAACTGCGAGTAAGGCTTGTACGGAATCTGGATCTCTTGTCTCTGATCCGGAATCTAAATCTCGTCTCAGTACCCGGGCGGGTGAAGGTGTGCTCACGCCGGCTTCGCCGCCGGCACGCCGGACAGACGACGCAGACGATGGCCGTCCAGCGCGCGTTTACGAGCGCCTGGTCACGCTCGCCGCCGAACACCAGCACGAATCGCTTCCGCTCAGCCTCAAACCGGCGGACTTCCCGAAGCTGACCGAGTTGCTGTCGCGGTACCCAGACGATGCGCTGTTCGACCAGGTCATGCTCGACTTCGTGCGGTCGGCCGACCGGGAGATCCGGGCCAAACCCATCACCATCGGCTGGCTGGCGTACTGGGCGGGGAAGTGCGAAGCCCGCGTCCGCGGAGCGCCCGGGTCCGGACTCTCCGCGAAAGGCCAGCGCAATCTGGCGAGTGCCGAAGCGTATCTCCGTGAGGTAGGGCAGGCATGACTGAACACGACCGCAAACCACTGGCGGCGTTGTTGACCGGACTGGCCGAAATCTTCGGCGCCGAACTGTCGAAGACGGTCCATACGCTCTACTTCGAAGCGCTACAGGACATCGACCTGGACGACCTCAAGCGGGCGGCGCGGGCGGCCCTCGCATCGTCCAAATTCATGCCCCGGCCTGCCGACTTGCGCGATCTGTGCGGTCATGGTGTCGAGGGCAGAGAGCAGGCCGTCGAGCGCGCCTGGCAGTCATGGAAGACCACCGCGGGCAAGTCGGGGTCGTACGACTCTGTGCTCTTCGAGGACGGCGCGATCGCGCGGACGCTGGTCGCGATGTTTACGTCTTGGCCGGGGGCCTGCCTCGCCGAACATAGCGAGGAAATGTGGGCGAGCAGGCGCAAGGAGTTCGGGCGCATCTACCCGCTGCAGTCGCACGAACCGATGTATCTGCCCGGGCAGGCGGCGATCGCGAACGGCATGAACCGAGGCGCGTTTACGCGAGGCAACGAGCCGCCGGAACGGGTGGCGCTAGTGGGGCGAGACGGAGCGATAGAACCAAAGGCGCTGCCGATCGGAGTGAATCCGCTGGCGCTCCTGGGCGGGGAGATTCCGGCGCTGCCGAGCGGGGAAGCGGAGCCGAGCCCGCAGGAGGCCGCCGATCTACTCGCCAAGTTGAAGGCGCGTGTTGCCAGCCGTGCCCCAGAGACGAAGACGAACCCAGAAGCGTTGAGTGAAGACGAATACCGTGCACGGACGGAATTGCTTCGCCGTCAGGCCCTGACGATCGGAGGCACAGCATGATCAGCGCAGTGGGCGGCCAGCCGCCGTTTCTGGTGTTTCTGGATTCGCAGATCAGGCGGATCCGCCAAGGCCTGGACGACCGCGAACGTCGAGTCGCCGGGGCGGTGTCCCTCGGCGACTCAGGGATCCGGCCGGAGCGCCGGCGTGGCCACCTGGGCGCCAAGTCGCCGGCGCCGCGGCGCATCTTGCGGGTGCGCGCTTCGAAGCCTGCGCCGGTCGTCGAGGACGCCACGCCCCCGCTCCGCGCGAAGCAGCTCCGGCGCTGCGCCTGCGGGTGCGGATTGTTCGCGCTCATCACGTCAACCCACGGGCCGGCGGCCGCCGTGTTCATCGAAGGGCACGCGTCCGGACAGAATCCGAAGCAGCGCTGCGGGCCCCGGAAGATCGGGGCGCTCGCCGCGGCCGCGCGGCAGGAGCAATCGGCATGACCGAGACGAAAACGCAAACAGCCGACGAGATCAGGAACGAGATCTGCGCGGCGATCGTGGGCATTGCGCAGAGAGATCCGGGCGGCAACCCAGACCAGATCGGGGCATGGTTGATCGAGCAAGTCGTCGAAGCGCGGGCCACCCGCAATGCCGCGCAAGCCGAGAGCACTCGCAACGTGGAACTACGCCGGCAGGCCGAAACCGAGCTGGACGCAGCGCAGGACGAGCTGGTCCGGACGGCCGAGATGGTGGTGGAGGCAAATCAGCGATCGGTCGCAGCCCGTGCCCAGGGCGTGCGGGAGGGGCTGGAGCAGGCGGCGGGGGTCAGGGAGACGGCGCTACTCGCTGTGGAGGCCGCAATTCATACTCTGCCCACCTGGGGACCATCGAAGGACTACAAGGGCTGCATGGTCCCGCACGGCGTCTATTTCGAGGCGTCGAGGGTGTGGGATGCCGTCCGCGCCCTGCGGCTCTCGCCGCCCGCGCAGGCGGCGAGCCCGTGGCAACCCATCGAGACGGCGCCGAAGGACGGGACGCCTGTTCTGGCGTGGTACGTGCGACGTGTGCACTGGCGAGAAGACCCCGAGGAAGACGTCGGAGCGGCTGTCGCGAGTTGGACCGTTCACAACGGCGGCGGCTGGGTGTCTTACTCGCTTGGTCGGCCGACCCATTGGACGCCGCTACCCGCGCCCCCAGCGGACAAGGAGGGGAAGTGATGGCCTTTCATCCCGTGCAGGCCAATCGACCGCCGAAGCAGCTTCCTGAGGCGGTCACCCGAGCCGCCTACGAAGTCTATTGCCATGTCTATGGTCCGCAGCCCGCGATGATGGATTTGGAAGGGCGCGGTTGCCGTGGCGGGTTCAGCGTAGGTGAGATCATCGCGTTTCTTTACGCACGCCCGTTCCCTAAATCCGAGTGGAGGGATCGCGTGGACGAGGCGTTGGCTGCGCCCCCGGCGGCGCCGGGAGGGACGGGACGATGACGCTGCACTACACGAAGGCGGCGGTTAAAGCGTGGTTGAACGAAGATCCCGCGCTCGATTTGCCGGACGACTGGCTCACTCTCCACTCCGAAGTCACCTCCCAGCGCGAGGAGATCGCGCGGCTGCGGGCGGCGCTGGAAGACTACGCGAGAGCTGAGGAAAGCGGCTGGATACGGCACGTCAACCCGTACGGAGAGGCGGCGACATGCCTCTACCGTGCTGCCCGTGCAGCCCTGGCCGGCGACGACAAGTCCGCGCCGGAGCCAGCCGAACCGCCGAAGTCCGGAGAGCAGTCGCTTGCATTCACCCTCCACGAAGTCGAACGGCTTGCCGAGGTGGCGAAGGTGTTCATCGAGGCGGGAGACAGCGAGCCGGACGCCACAGTCACGGTCATCAAATACGAGCAGGGAGCGCACTCCGGACCCGGACTCTACGTGTTCGACACCGAATACCCGGACGAGGGCTGCATCTTCCTCGGTGAGAAGCCATGACCGCAGAGGACATCGTCGGGTGCGTGGCGCGCATGGAGACGGCGAGCCGGCACGCGCGCAGCTGGACTGAGCCAGGCGGAGTCTGCTGCCTTGGACCGCGCGCCTACGGCTACTGCCAGAACCCGAATTGCCAGGCGGGGGCGATCGAATACTCGGGCGAGTGGGCGACCAAGGCGGCCCATGAAGCGAACATCCTGCTCCGGTTGACCGGCGAGGACCTCGACGACGGCCCGACCGTCCACGACTGGTTCGAACTGACGTATGCCGACTATCTGGCGCTCCCGCGGTCGATCCTGCAGTCGATGCCGGAGGCGTGGCAACGTCGATTCGTCGGCCTGATGAACCAGTTGGACGCGCGGTTCGACTGGCGCCGGAACGGGTGCTGGGTGAAGTTCAGGGATCGCCGCGGGCGTTGGATGCCCGACGCCCTCGCGGATTACGAACGCGGCCGTCGCATCCTGACGCCCGCACAGGTCAAAACCATCACCGAGCGGCACCGCCGGGCGTTCGAGGTCCGCCCATGACCTGGCCAGGCTGGGCCGACTTCGATCCCGCGGCGATCCGGCAGGCCACGAAGCCGAAGCGGTCGAAGTTCCGCGCTGAGCACGTCTTCGTCACCGAGGACCTCACGCTGTTCAGCCGCGCGGACTTCGAAGCGCTCGCCGCGGTGTCGTGCCTGCAGGTCCCGACGCAGGTCGTTGTCGCGACGAAGAAGCATGGGCCGGTCACCAAGGCCCGGCCGCTGGCAGACCTGGCGGAGGATCTGGGCTTCATCGGGCACGTCTTCGATTCCGGACGTGAGGGCCGTCGCTGGTGCGACCTGAAGACACGCGAGCGCCTCGGGCTCATCACCAATCTGGAACGCCAGGTGCCGTTCGAACTGCACAAGGAGGGCGTGGTCATCAGCGTCTACGTCGCGGACTTCACCTACCACGAGGATGGCCGCCCGGTGGTCGAGGACGCGAAGGGCTGCCGCACCCGCGAGTATCTCCGGAAGCGGAAACTGTTCCAGCGGGAATACCACCTCGCGATCAGGGAGACGTAGCGATGCCCAGGGCGATGCCGACGTACGCGGATCTGAGCCGGAAGATGAACGCCCTCCTGTTCCAACGCGGCGACGAGATCGCGGGAATTCCGATCCCGCTTCCCGGTCAGCGGCTGGTCGTCGAAAGCCGTCATCCGAATGCCGAGTTATTCAAGGCCCTGCAGGACGCCGTCGACGGCCCGACGCCACAGGTCAGGACGTGCCCGGACGAGGCGATGGAGATCCAGGACTATCAGCAGGTGAACGCGTGGTATTCGACCCCTGAGCGCTGCTGGCATGTCCTCAGTCGCGTCAATGGGAAGTTCCGGATCGACCGGACCGAGCACGACAACGGCGTACGGATCCGCTGCCACTTCAACACGATGCAATCGAGTGACGCCTGGACGCTCGAAGCGGAGGCCTGTGCGTGGGATCGGCTCGAAGCGCTCATTAAGCCGCATCTCTTCAAGGCCTATATCCTGACCGGCTCATTCCTCGAGACGAGCAAGCGATCGGGAGTCACCTACATCTTTCGCCGTCTTCGGCCGACCGTGGCCATCCGGAACGAGCGGTTCCTGGCCGCCCTCTGCCTGCACCCGGTGGCGTACTACGCGGACTCGAACGCCGGCGGGCTCTGCCCAACGGATGACGTGATCGCCCACTTGTTGTTGATGCGTGGTGACGAGCACCTGTTCTGGCGCCGGGCGAACCAGCACCAGGCGCATCGACCGGAGGCCGGACTATGACCGGGTCGCTCTGTATTCTGAACGCCGGGGCCGGTGACATCGAACTGAAATGGAACCAGCACGACGACGCTGAACGGTCCAAGGCCGTGCGGTTGCTCACCGAGATGCAGCGCCGTGGCTACGCAATTCTCGTGCGCGAAGGCGATGGGTCGTATTCGCGGGCGATCGAGATCGACGCGACCCGTGGCGTCTACATCCTTCAGGCGCCGGCCTTGCCAGCTGGCGAAGTCGTCGATGCGGAGGTCGTCCATCCGAAAGCGCTTCCGCCGGCGACGGGCGTCGATGACGGCCCTGCGCTGCCCGGGAAGCGTCGTCGCAGCCGTCGCGAAGTGCCGATCGGAAACGCGCACGCGGTGGGGATCGGGCGAAGCGCTGGAGGGTAAGCAGAGTCGGCATGACCGAGTACACCTACCGCGGCGATCGCTTCACTCGCCCAGAACTGCGCGGGATGCGCTGCCAGGCCGTGAGGCGAGCAGACGGGAAATGCACCCGCGGCCGTAACGGCAACATGCTGGTGCAATTCGACGGCGGCGAGCGGCACGTGGTGCTCGCGCGCCAGCTGAGAAAGACGACGCATGAAACTGCGCATCGCTAACAACCTCGCGTTGCCGGTCGAGACGGTCACCCAGGCGATCGGCATCCTCGCAAAGCGACGGGCCGGGAAGTCATATGCAGCGCGCCGCCTGACCGAGCAACTGTTTCATGCCGGGTTGCAGGTGGTGATCGTCGACCCCAAGGGCGATTGGTGGGGCATCCGCTCGGCGGCCGACGGCCAGGCGCCTGGACTGCCGGTCGTGATTCTCGGCGGCGAGCACGGCGACGTGAAGCAGCTCGAAGCGAACGGCGGGGAAGTCGTCGCGAAGCTCGTCGTCGAGGAGCGCCTCAGCGTCCTGCTCGACCTCTCGCTTTTCCGGAAGCATGAGGTGGCGACGTTTATGACCGGGTTTCTCGAGACCATCTACCGGCTCAAGGCCCGTGAAGTCTATCGGACGCCAATGATGCTGATGGTCGACGAGGCGGACGCGATCGCTCCGCAGAAGCCGATGAAGGGCGAGGAGCGGATGCTTGGCGCCGCCGAAGACATCGTCCGCCGCGGCGGCCAGCGCGGGATCGGGTGCACGCTGGTCACGCAACGGTCGGCGGTCCTGAACAAGAATCTGCTGACCCAGGTCCAGGTCCTCATCGCGCTGCGCACGATCGCGCCGCAGGATCTCGAGGCGCTGAACGCGTGGATCGACGTCCACGGCACGCCGGACCAGCAGAAGACGCTGATGGCGTCGCTCCCGGCGCTACCGGTGGGCGATGCGTGGGTGTGGTCCCCGGGCTGGCCGACGGTCACCGGCATCTTCGAGCACGTGCACGTGCTGCCGATCGAGACGTTCGACAGCGGGTCGACACCGACAGCCCGCGAACGGCGCGTCGAGCCGAAGCACCTGGCCGACGTCGACCTGGAGGCGCTGCAGCGGCAGATGGCCGCGACGATCGAGCGCGCGAAGGCCGAGGATCCGCGTGAACTGAGGCGGCAGCTGGCTGCGGCGCAGCAGGCTGTGACTGCGGCGCAAAAGGAGATGGCGCGGCTCAAGGCCCAGCCGGACGCGCCGGCGCCGGCGGAACGCGTTACGGTGCCGGTCATCACGGCGGATGAATGGAAGCGCATCGACGCGATCCGTGACGCCGTCCTCCAGGCGACGAAGTCGTATGAAGAACACGTCCAGAACGCGCTGACCGCGGCCCGCAGCGCGCTGGCGTCGGAGATCGTTGGTCTGACCTCGCTGCTATCAGGGAAGATTCGAACGGTTGCGCAGGCTTCGCCCGATTATCCGAAGCCGGGCCATCTCGAGCGAAATGCTCAGCGTTCTATCACTTCGCCACAAGGTGGAGACCGCCCGGTTTCGATGGCCCGGCGCGAACCCAATCGACCTGCTTCGAATGACGGCATCGTGCTCGGCAAGGGCGGTGATGCCCGCATGCTGGTCGCCCTGGCGCAGCACGCCGATGGTCTGACCGCCTCGCAACTGTCCATCCTGATCGGCATCGCAAAGCGGGGTGGGACGTTCCGCACCTACCTCGGCAAACTGAAGACTGCCGGTTGGGTGCAGGCGGACGGGGGACGGCTGGTCATCACGGACGAAGGGTTGGGCATGCTGGGCGACTACGAGCCGCTGCCGACTGGACGCGCGCTGATCGCATGGTGGCAACAGGAACTCGGCAACTCGGGCCTGCGGTCGATGTTCGATGCGGTCGTCGATGTATATCCTCGCACTCTGACGCTGGAGAACCTGTCCGAGCGCACGAACATCGCACGCGAGGGCGGGACCTTTCGCACGTATCTGGGCAAACTGAAGACGCTCGAACTGGTCGAGGGTCGCAGCGAAATCCGCGCGAGCGATACGCTGTTCGGATAGTTCGACATTTGGGTCTTGCATGTAGGGCGGGTGCACCATACGCTGTAGGGCAGTTCGATAGTCCTCTCCCCTCATTTCCTCTCCACACATTCCAACGGCCGAAGTCTCGATTGGAGACGCGCGACGATGTCGCTGCTCTGCCGATGCGGACGCAAGGCGCTCTATCGCTATAAGGGCAAGGTGCGATCGGATGGACATCACACGATGTGCCCGCGCTGTTTTCGCGCCGCGATGAATCGTGCGCGCGCCGACCAGATGCGTTGGCTCGCCGCCGGCGCGGCGCGCATCGCGCGAGGGCAGGTGAACTCGCTCGTCGGATCGCGGGGGCCCCTGGGTCCACCCCGCTGAGAGCGGGTCAACGGGGGCGCAAGCCTTGCCTGCCTCGCAGCAGGGCCTATAGGGGCAGCAACTAGACCATGAACATGACCAAGAAGGCACCTCAGCCAGCCGCCAAGCCCCGCCCGCGCAAGGCGCAGCCGCCTGCCGACCCGTCCGCGTGGCGGCGCGTTGGCCGGTTGCAGCTGGCCGAGTTGATCGGCGTGCACCCGGATACCGTCTCCGATTACACGCGCGGCGGGATGCCCACCATCACGCGTGGCGGCGCCGGCCAGGAGAGCGTCTACGACGCGGTCGAGTCGCTCGCCTGGTGGCGAGCCCAGCAAGGGCACAACGCGAAGGAGGCCGCGCAGACTCGCGCCTACGAAGCGGCCGCGAAGATGAACGAACAGCGGCTGATGGAGCGGCGCAGCGAACTCGTCTCGCGCGATGCCGTGTTGTTGGCGGGCGCAAGTTACACCAAGGCCTGGTCAGCCAAGGTGCGGTCGCTGCCGCGGCGGTTCATCGAGACGGGACTCATCACGCGCGCGCAGGAGGGCATCGTCTCCACGCTGTGCCGCGAGATCCTGACGGAGATCTCGTCGTGGAAGACCGTCGTCGCGCCGAAGCCCCGCAAGCGGAAGGCCAAATGAGCGACGTGGACGTGGTCACCGTCGAGGCCGACGAACTCTACGCAGGCTGGGCCCTGGCCGCCACGCCGCCCCCGGCGCTCACCGTCAGCGAATGGGCCGACGCCAAGCGGCTACTGCCCGAGACCAGCGGGGCCCGCGGCGGACGCTGGCATACCGCGGCGACGCCCTACCTGCGCGGCATCATGGATTCGGTCCATGAGCCCGGCGTCAAGACGATCGCCGTGCGCAAGGCCGCGCAGCTCGGGGGCAGCGAAGCGCTCCACAACATCATCGGCTACTTCATCGAGCACGATCCGTGCTCCATCCTCTTCGTGCACCCGACTGCGCAGGTCGCCGAGGAGTGGAGCAAGGAACGTCTGGCGGACATGATCCGCACGACGCCGGCGCTGCAGGCCGTCGTGCGCGACAAGCGCCAGCCGCGCGGGGCGCAGCAAGTCGAGAGCACGCTCTCGCTGAAGATGTTCCCGGGCGGCTATCTCGCGCTCGGCGGCGCGAACACGCCGAACACCTTCGCCCGCCGCGCCGTGCGCCTAGCGATCGGCGACGACGTCGACCGGTTTCCTCCGGTCGTCGGCGACGAAGGCGATCCGGCCGACCTGTTGATGCAACGGACGAAGACCTTCTTCGATGCGCTCGTGCTGTTCGTCTCGACGCCCACGCTCAAGGGTGGCCGCATCGACACGCTCTATGAGCGCAGCGACCAGCGGCAATACTTCGTCTCCTGTCCGCACTGCGGCCGGCGCGACTGGATCACCTGGGGAGATCCGACGCACTTCCGCGTGGCCTACGACGAGGGCGATCCCGAAACCGCCTACATCGCGTGCCCGGACGGAGAGCACGGCGGGTGCGGCGCGCGGATGACGGAGGCGGACCGCCGCGTGATGGTCGCCGGCGGCGAGTGGATGCCCACGCAGACGCCGAAGGAAGTCGGCCTCATCGGCTTCCACGTGCCGGAGATGATCTCGACGCTGGGCGTCACGCTGCAGCACCTGGTCGAGAAGTGGCTGTCCGCCCGCGCCCGGGGGAAGGAAGCGCTGCGCGTGTTCATCAACACGTCGCTCGCGGAGGGCTGGGAGGATCGCGGCGCGCGGATGGACGCGCAGATCCTCCTGGCCCGTCGCGAATCCTATGGTGTCGACGTCGAGGTGCCCGCCGCGGCGATCGCGCTGACCGCCGGCGTCGACGTCCAAGAGGACCGGTTCGAGTTGCAGGTGCACGCCTGGGGCCCGGCTGGCGAGCGGTGGGTTGTGGACTGGCGCACCGTCCCGGGGAACATGCAGAAGCAGCCCGCCGAAGCCAAGGACGCGCTCCTCGAGGCCCTCGCGCGACGGTATGCCCACGCGTCCGGGCACCTCCTGCCGATCCATGCGACCTGCATCGATAGCGGCTACGCGACCGAGGCGGTCTATGACTTCGTGCTGGCCTACCAGGTGCGGCGCATCTTCGCGACGAAGGGGTTCGCCGGACGGACCGGCGAGCCGATCGTCGGCAAGGCGGCGGAGAAGCGGTACGGCCGCGCGCCGCGGCCGGTGCGCCTGTGGCCTATCAACGTCGACGACGCGAAGACGAACGTCATGGACAGCCTGGCGCTGCCGGTGGAGGGTCCGGGCTACATGCACTTCCCGGTCTCGGTCGATGAGGAGTATTTCGCGCAACTCTGCGCGGAGCATCGCGAGACCCGCTACAACAAGTCGGGCATCGCGACCCACGTCGTCTGGGTGCAGGACCGGGACCGCAACGAGGCGCTCGACACGGCCGTCCTCTGCTTGGCGGCCTATCGCTTACTGAACCCGAACATCCGGCAGATGGCGGAGATGCTGGCTGCGACTCCGCTCCCTGGGGCGCCGGCGCCGGCGTCCGTCGCACCATCACGAACGCCAGCCCAATCCCCGGCGCCTCCCGCGTCCATGCGGCGGGTCGCGCGAAGTGCGTATCTAGGACGATGACCAACCTACCCGACCCGGAGACCTGCCGCGTCTGTCACCAACGAGGCCGAGTGATCGACAGTCGTCGAGTGCCCGGCTACCGCCGGAGGCGCCATGAATGCCCCAAATGCGGCCACCGCTGGAGCAGCTACCAGAGCGTTATCGATCCGCGCAAGGTGACCGTGCGTCGGGTGGCGTCGGGGCCTGCTATCATCATCTGAACGGAGGGATTCGCATGACCGAAGTAGCCACGGCCAAACTCGCCGACGATGCGCTCGAGCAGGCGAAGGCGTTTCGAGAGATGGATGGACGGGTCAGAATCTTGGCCAGCGATCTAGCCGTCATTATCGAGCGCGTCGCGACGGCCCTCCTTCGAGTGGAACAGGCCCGAAGCCATCTCTGCATGCGAGATGAACTACTGGAGCGTGCTTGCGGCGACTTGCGCCTAGCTCTATCGAAGTCTACGAGCGCCGACATAACAGCATTTTGAGCCCGTCCCGCAGCAGTAGGACCACTATCTGAATAGTGGTCGCGTCTCACCTCGACAGTTCACACCACATACTGATCGTCGCCCCCTCGGTGCGGCCGCACCAGTTCTCACAACATGCCGATCGATCTCGCGCGCGCCCTCGCGATCACGGGCTGGATGAGCCCAACCGAACTCCGGTGGCTCGCCGAGCATGCCCTCACCGCCCACACCATCGTCGAGATCGGGAGTTTCCACGGACGCTCGGCGCGCGCGCTCGCCGACCACTGCCCGGGCACGGTCTACGCGATCGATCTGTGGGAGGGTTACAGCAACGACGACGGCTCACAGGCCAAGTGGATGGCCGAGGCGGGCGGTGGCAACTGGACCCGCATCGTCGAGACGTTCCAGAAGAACCTCTCCGACCACCTCGCGACGGATCGCGTGATTGCGTTGCGATACCCGTCCGCCGACGCGCGCGCCATCTTGCGCGACGACTGTCACGTGTCACGCGCGGACCTGGTCTTCATCGACGGTGACCACCGCTATGAAGCCTGCCGACAGGACATCGACCTGTATCGCGATCTGGTGCGGCCGGGCGGCATCCTCGCGGGCCATGACTACTCGCACAAATCATGGCCAGGCGTGAAGCGCGCCGTCGACGAGCGCCTCGGCAAGGTCAACCACTGCGATTCGATCTGGTGGGTGCGCCGATGAGGGTGGTCATCCCGTCGGTGCACTATGCCGATTTCCTCACCGTCATCCTGCCGGCCTGGCTGCGCGTCGTCGCGCTCGACGAGCTGACCGTCGTCACTTCTCCGGATGACATGGAGACGCAGGCCGTCGCGAAGACCGTCGGCGTCGGGTTGCTGGTGACGGACGCCTGGTCGCGCGACGACGCGATCTTCAACAAGGCCGCGGCGCTCGACGAGGCCTTCGGCATCACGCCCAGGTATCGCGAGGCGCCGGCCGTCGGCGAGCTGTGCCTATCGCTCGACTGCGACGTCTATCCCTTTGGTCGGTTCCCGTCCGAGCAGGAGATCAAGCGCGAGACGATCTACGGCTGTGCGCGCTACCGGTGCCCGTCGGCGTCGGCGCTGCGGTCGCATGTCCGGGGCCTCAGCCGCCGCGCGAGTCTCGATCTGATCCCCCCGAAAGTCAAAGGCCAGTCCTACACGACCATCACGAACACGCGTAACAACGCAGTGGAGACGGCCACCAAAGCACTCGGCTATTTCCAACTGTTTCGCTGGCGGCCCGGACTGGCCTTTGGCTCCTCTCGCACGGCCGGGAAGTACGACCTGGACTTCCGCGACCAGTTCGCTCGCCGCCGCGGCTTGTGGCCCTTCTATGTGCTGCACCTCGGCGATCAGGATCGCGCGAATTGGAAGGGACGCGTGATCCCGCGCTGGCCGGCGCAGCGGCCACGGCCGGCGTTGGGGGATGAATTCACGGCGGTCGGCAAGGCCATCGTTGACGCCGTCAATCACCTATCCGACACGCTCGAAACGGCCGGCCAGGTCATTCAGCGCGAGGACGAGTCCCATGGATGACGAGCGACCGCGGCTCGAGGCCTGCTACTTCGGCGACGATCGCACGGGGCAGTGGGCCCGCATGGTTCGCGTGCTCGCCTATACCGCCGCGCAGCACTGCGCTACCTGGGACGTGCAGATCCGCCATATCGTGCCGCCGCGTCTGACCTCCGCGCTCGGCATCGCCTCGCACGTCGAGAACACGCAGAAGATGGAGCACTGGCACCAGCTCGTCACGGCTGCGCCAGACGGGACGCGGCTCCTGATGATCGACGCCGACACGATCATCCTGCATCCGCTGGATGATGTGTGGGAGCGGGACTTCGACCTCGCCTACACGACCAAGGAGAGTCGCTTTCCCTTCAATTCGGGAGTGATCTTCGCGCGCGTCTCGCCGCGCCTGCGGGCCTTCATCGCGGCCTGGCGCAAGGAGAACCGGCGCATGCTCGGCGACCGCTGGCACCATCAGATCTGGCGCAAGCGGTTTGGCGGCATCAACCAGGCGTCGTTCGGTTACATGCTCGAGCGAGGCGCTCAGGACGGCCTGAGCCTCGCGACGTTGCCGTGCGTCGAGTGGAACTGTGAAGACGCATCGTGGGCGAGCTACTCGTCTGCGACGCGAATCGTCCATGTGAAGAGCAGCCTGCGGGCGTCGCTGTTTCTGCGCGCGCATGTCGCGCCTGCCCATCTTCGCCCGCTCATCACGCTGTGGCGGCACCTCGAACGAGAGGCGCTGGACGCGGAACGACACCCGGCACCTCCCGCCGCCGAGAGCCCAAGTCCAAGGTCCGAGGTCGCAAGTCCGGAGTCCGCCGCGCAGACCGTCGACGCCGAGGCGCCCCCGCGGCCGCGCGGCCGGCCGAGGGCGCCGCAGGAGACCGTGGTGGCGCATCTCCGCCTGCCGCAGGACGTCTACGACGCCTACTGCCGGCGGGCGCTGGCCACGCGGACACCGCTCGCATCGGTGGTGTCCTCGGCCCTGCGTGGCGCCTTGTCACCTGGCGGGGCGTCTGGCGGCGTCTGAATTTCTGTTCTTTAAAAGTACGGATTCGCGCAGTCGCAGGCATGCTCGACGGGAACACGCGATGGCCTTCACGGAATCCGACCTGGAAAACGTTCGTGCGGCGCGGTTGCGGGGCATCCGGACCGTGCAGTTCGCCGATCGCATGGTGACCTACACGTCGGACGCGGAGATGCGCCAGGTCGAGCAGGACATCCTACGTGAATTGCGCACGCGGACCAGCCGTTCGAAACAGACCTACGGCGTCGGCAACAAGGGGTTCTGACCGCTGATGATTAGCCTCGGTCTCCGCGACGCGACGCCGATGCCCCGGGCCGTCCGGAAGGTGCGGAATTCTGTCGCGACCTATGAGGCGGGCTCCCAATCGCGCCGCACGGTCGGCTGGCGCGCGCCCACCGTCTCGGCGAATGCGGCGATCCTCGGCAACCTCACGACGCTGCGCGATCGGTCGCGCGCCGCCACGCGCAACGACGGGTACGCCAAGGGCGTCATCGACAAGCTGGTGGCGAACATCATCGGCACCGGCATCAAACCGCTCTCGCAGGCGAAGGACCCCGAATTCCGCAAGGCGGTGCAGGCGCTCTGGCTCCGGTGGACCGACCAGAGCGACGCCGACGGGCAACTCGATTGGTACGGCCAGCAGGCGCAGGCCGTGCGCACCTGGCTCGAGGCGGGCGAGGGGTTTGGGCGGATCCGTCTGCGGCTGCCGATCGACGGGCTCTGCGTGCCGATTCAGGTCCAGGTGCTCGAACCGGAGCTCTGCCCGCACGATTACAGCGTCTGGAGCACGACGGGGCCCGTCCGAGCGGGCATCGAGTTCGACGCGATCGGGCGCCGGGTCGCCTACTACTTCTACCCGTCGCGTCCCGAACTCGACGACTTCGACGCGTCGCAGCTGCGGCGCGTGCCGGCCGATGCGGTCTCGCATCTCTACGATCCGCTGCGCCCGGGCCAACTGCGCGGCATGCCGCACCTGACCCAGGCGCTCGTCGACCTCTACGAGCTCGACAAGTTCGATGACGCGGTCCTGCTCCGGCAGCAGCTCGCCAATCTCTTCGCAGGGTTCATCACGCGTCCCCCCTCCGCCGGCGTGGCCGAGGACCTGCACCCGCTGACCGGACTGCCCGTCGCAAAGTCGTCGGACGGCAAGCCGATGGTGAGCCTAGAAGCCGGCATCATGCAGGAACTGGACGAGGGCGAAGAGGTCACCTGGTCGGATCCGCCGGAGGCCCACGGCTATCCGGACTTCATGCGCCAGCAGCTCTCCGGCATCGCCGCGGCGACCGGGGTGCCCTACGAGGTCCTGACGGGCGACATGCGCGGCGTGAACGATCGCACGGTGCGCGTCATCCTGAACGAATTCCGCGGCCGCGTGGCGGCCTGGCAGCATCACATCGTCGCCTTCAAGTTCTGCCGGCCGGTGTGGCGCGCCTGGATGGACCGCGTGTTCCTGTCGGGCGCCTTGCCGATCCCGGCGGAATACCTGACCGACCCGGAACAGTGGGCCGCGGTGAAGTGGACGCCGCCGCGCGTGCCTTACATCCAGCCGGTGCAGGACATCGAGGCGCAGAAGGCGGCCATCCGATCCGGCCTGACGTCTCGCGCCGCGGTCGTCAGCGAATACGGCGAGGACGCCGAGGCCATCGACACCGAGCAGGCCATCGACAACGCGCGCGCGGACGGGCTCGGGCTGAAGTACGACTCGGACGGGCGCCAGACGCCAAAGGGCACGCCGGCGCCCGCCCCGGCGCCCGTCGATCCGAACGCCGAACCGGACCCGAATGCCGCGCAGAATGCGGCGGCGTGACGCCGCGGCCAGCGCCAGGAGAACTGATATGAAACCGTGGTTTCGAATGGAAGCGCCCGCCGCGAGCGACCCGTCGGTGCTGGACATCCACATCATCGACTTCATCGGCGACTGGATGGATCAGGCGATGAACGAGGCCTGGGGCGAGCAGATCTCGATCACGGCCAAGGCCTTCGTTGACGCGCTCTCGGCGATCCCCGCGTCCGTGAAGACGCTGCGGGTGCACGTGAACTCCCCGGGCGGGGACGTCTTCGCCGCGATCAACATCGCGAACGCCCTGCGGGACCAGCGCGCCACCAAAGGCCGCGCCGTCGAGACGATCGTCGACGGCCTGGCGGCCAGCGCCGCGTCGCTCATCGTGATGGCCGGCTCGCCGGCGCGCATGTCGGACAACGGCCTGTTGATGGTGCACAACGCGTGGACGATCGCCATCGGCAACGCGGCCGAGATGCGCAAGGCTGCCGACACGCTCGACCAGTTGCGGAACGCGCAGATCGTGCCGACCTACCAGTGGCACTCGCCGATGACTGCCGAGGCGATCCAGGCGCTCATGGACGCCGAGACCTGGATGGATGCGGACCAGGCGATCGCCAACGGATTCGTGGACGAGAAGGTCGCGGGTCTGAAGGCCGCGGCGAGCATCGATCCGCGCACCGTGGGCAAGCTGAAGGTGCCGGAGCAGTTCCGCGCGCGCATCGAGGCCCTGGTCGCGAAGCCCGAACCGACGCCCCCGGCGCCCATGGCGGCCGCCGCCACCGACGTCCTGCGCCTCTGCCGCAAAGGGGAGTGCCTCGACCTGGCCGAGAGCCTCGTGGCCTCCGGCGCGACGCTCGAGACGGTGCAGGCGAGCGTGACCACCGAGCGGCAGACACGGACGGCGGCCGCGGCGCGCGCGACCGAGATCCGCGCCCTCTGCGCGAAGGCCAAGTTGCCCGACCTCGCCGACGGCTACGTGGCGGGCGGCATGACCCCCGACGCGGTGCGGATGCAGCTGACGATCGTCACCGCAAAACTCGACCGCATCGAAATCGATGGCAGTCTCAAGCCCGACCAGGGCACGCAGCCGAAGGCGCGGATTGACACCGCGAAGATCTACGCCGACCGCAACCAGGTGCGCGCCCAGTAACAGGGATCGCGCGCAGCAGAAGGAGCAGAACGATGCCCGAACTGAACGAAGGCCGGTACACCGGCGAATTCATCTCGAGCGAGCTGCCGGGCGCGCTCAGCCGCGATGCGGTCCTCGTGACGGTGAAGGCCGCCACGGTGCTCGAACCCGGCACGGTGCTCGGACAGATCGCGGGGACCGGCATGTACGTCCCCTACGACGAGTCCAACTCCGACGGCTCCGAAGTCGCCGCGGGGATTCTCATCGACCGCGTCGAGAACCCGGCGACCGAGGGCGAATCCAACTGGAGCGGCGTGGTCCTGAACTTCGGCGCCGAGGTCCGTAAGGATGACCTCGTGTGGGGCGAGGGCGTCGACGAGGCGGGCGGGCTGGCCGATCTCGCCGCGTTGCACATCAAGGCGCGGGACTGAAGTCGCGCCGAGGCGAGGACGGGGTCTAGCCGCGTCTGCCTGACCATTCAGCACTGAGGAGATTACGCACATGCCCATGCTCGATGTCTTTCGCTCCGACGCGTTTTCGGTGGTCTCGCTGACCGACGCGATTCTGAAGCGGCCCTACAAGCCGGGACGGATCGGCTCGCTCGGCCTGTTCCGCGAACGCGGAATGACGACGACCGTCGCGGTCGTCGAATCGAAGAATGGCCGCCTCTCGCTCATCCCGGTCAGCCCGCGCGGCGGCCCGGCGAGCACGATCGGCGCAGAACGCCGAACGGCGCGCAGCTTCGTCGTCCCGCACCTGGAGCGCGAGTCGACCATCATGGCCGACGAGGTCCAAAACGTCCGCGCGTTCGGGTCGGAGAACGCGGAACAGGCCGTCAAGGACATCGTCAGCGAGCGGTTGACCGACCTCCGGGCGATGCACGAGGTGACCCTCGAGTTCCATCGCGTGGGCGCCATCCAGGGGAAGATCCTCGACGCCGACGGTGCCACGCCGATCTACAACCTGTTCGACGAGTTCGGCATCGAGCAGCAGACCCACGGGATCGACCTGACGGACGAAAAGGCCGACATCCGCGGCGCGGCGGTCGCCATCCAGCGCAAGAGCGAGTCCGAACTCGGCGCCGAGCCGGTCAGCGGCTACCGGGCGTTCTGCGGGGACGAGTTCTTCGACGCGTTCATCTCGCACCCGAACGTGGTCGAATCCCTGAAGTTCCAGGAGTCGGCGCTCCTGCGGACGGACCAGCGCAGCGGGTTCGAGTACGGCGGCATCACCTGGGAGAACTACCGCGGCAAGGTGCCCGGGGTCGGCGGCAGTGTCGACTTCTTCCCGACGGACGAGGCCTTCGTGGTGCCGATCGGCACGTCGATCTTCGCGACGTACTTCGCGCCGGCCGATTTCATGGAAACCGTGAACACGGTCGGCCTGCCGGTCTACGCGAAGATTGCGCTCGACGCCGAACTCAACCGGTGGGCGAAGCTGCACTCGCAGTCGAACCCGCTGGCGATGTGCACGCGCCCGCGCGCCGTCATCCGCGTCACGATCTCCGGGTCGTAAGGCGAGGTGGCCGTGGCTGATGTGCGGATCCCGATGGATCCGATTCTGGACGCGTTCGGGGTGCCGGCCGTCGTGATACGGCCGGCCCCGGATGACGACCCCATTGACACAATCGGGGTGTGGGTCTCGCCGGTGACCGACGAGCCCCCGTCCGGATTGGAACTGCGCCGCAAGGAGCCGAGGCGAACTCTGGTGCTCTCGCGCGACGCGGTGCCGACGGTGCCCCGAGGCACCATCGTCATGGCCCCGGAGCGGGCCGGCGCGGAACCGCAGCGCTGGCAGGTGGATGGGACGGAGCGGATCGAAGTCGACCACGTGCGCGTCGTCGTCGTGCCAGCCCCCGAACCGGAGTCCTGATGTCCACTCGCCGCCAGGCCATTCTCGACGCGCTCAGCACGCGGCTGGGCGCGATCCAAGTGGCCATGGGATTTGCCACCGATGCGGGCCAGACCGTGCTGCTGGGCGAGGTGCCGAACCTCGGCCCAGATGATCCGGCCGTCGTCCTGGCGCTGCTCGTGGGCGACGACACGTCGAAGTATCAGGGGGCGCAACTGCTCATCCGGTTGCCGGTGCACATCGCGATCGTGGCGAACGCCGACCTTGCGGAATCCTGGAAGACGGTCGAGGCCGCGATCGGGGATGTCAAGCAAGCGATCGAATTGGAGGACCGAACGTTAGGGGGCCTCCTGAAATCAGAACTCGAACGCGGGACGACCCGGACCCTCCCGCGGGAGCAGGGCAGCACGGTCGTCGGCGCGGCGGTCGCCTATTTCTGTTCATATGCCGAGTTGTGGGGCACGCCGTAGATGCCCACGAACATCTCGCTCAAGTTCAACACGAAGCGGCTCGAACAGAGCATCGACCGACTGCAGCAGAATGCGCCGGCCGCGTTTGCCCGGGCTTTGAACCGGGCCATCGGCAGCGCCAACACCGTGATGACGCGCGAGGTCTCCAATGACACGGGCCTGAAGGTCAGCGACGTGCGCGATCGCATCGGCACGCACCTGGCGGACCCGACGCACCTGGTCGCGCAACTGACCGCTTCGGTCACGCCGGTGCCGCTCTTCGCCTATGGCGCGCGCGGCCCGGAGCCATCGCGCGGGAAGGGCCACGGGGTCACGTCGCGGCTGAAGGGCGGCGCCCAGCGTTATCCGAGGGCCTTCATCGCGACGATGAAGAGCGGGCACAAGGGCGTCTTCGAACGGTTGAACGCGGCGCAGGCCGGGGCCAGTCGCCGGCTCGGGGCCGAGTTTCGCGGCATGAAGCGCAAGAGCGCCCTCGATCGGTTCCAGGCGGCGGTGGCCGGGGCGAAGACCGCGGGCCGACTGCCCATCTACGAACTCCACGGCCCGTCGATCGCGCGGGTCTTCACCAAGCACGTGCAGGTCGGTCTCGCGCGAGGTCGCGAGCAGCTCGTGAAGAATCTGCAGTCGGAACTTCAATACGCGATGCGCAAGACCGCATAAAGCGGAGGAGCAGCCATGAACAGTGAACCGTACGAAATCATCGCCGCGCCCTTCACCGCGTGGCTCGCCCCGGTGGGGACGCCCTTCCCGGACATCGACGAGGACCCAACCGCGCCATGGGTGAAGGTCGGGTCGAGCGGCGACCTGAACTACCTCGAAGACGGCGTGAAGGTCAGCCACGCGCAGTCGATGAACTTCTTCCGCGCGCTCGGCGACTGCGGCTCGCGCAAGGTCTTCCGCACGAGCGAGGACCTGAAGATCTCGCTGACGCTCGCGGACCTGACGCTCGAGGCCTACAGTCTCGCGCTCAACGACGCCCTGATCGACGAGACGCCCGCGTCCCCCGGCGTGGCCGGCGTCAAGAAGATCGGCCTCTCGCGCGGCTTCGGCGTCGCGACGCATGCGCTGCTCGTGCGCGGGCCGTCCGCCTACATGGAGAACGGCGCGTCGCAGTACGAGGTGCCGTTGGCGGCGCAGACCGGGAACCCGGAGCCGGTGTTCAAGAAGGACACGCCCGCGGCGCTCGCGCTCGAATGGACGGCACTCGTCGACCCGGATGCCGAGGACGACAGCGAGCGGTTCGGCCGCCTGGTGGTCCAGACCGAAGAGGCCGCCAGTTAGGTCCCTGACGCACCTCTGAGACGTCTGGTCAGGTTCCGCCGCGCGGTCTGGCATACAGGCCGCGCGGTGGGCCCGAAAGTGAAGGGCCTCCATGCGCAAGGGAACGCTACTCGCCACCATCGCGCGTCGGGCATGGGGTCTCCGCATGGCCGAATACGTGATGGCCTGGACGTCCGATGGGTCCGGGGCCGTGTCGGGTCATTCGATCGCGGTGCAGGGCGGCGCACTCCGCTCGCTCAAGGTCGTGCCCGGCACCGGCGACCTGCAACCGACCAACGCCTACAGCGTGCAGCTGCTCGATCAGGACGGCGTTGACCTGCTGAGCGGGATGGGCGTCGCCCGGTCGAACGTGACGCCCGAACTCCTCATCTTCGATCCGCCGATCCCGTGGGTTGGCCGCCGCCTGCAACCGGTCATCGCCGGCGCGGGCGCTGCCAACGCGGGACGGCTCACGCTCATCGTCGACTGACCGACGAGGACCCTATGCCGGCTGGAACACTCGTGACGACCGACCGCCTGTTGGGCTCGCAGCTCGTCGAGTATGCGATGGCCTGGCTCTCCGACGGCGCCGGCGCCGTCAGCGGAAACGAGGTCGAGGTCCGCGCCGGGTATCTGCGATCGCTCAAGACCATGCCAGGCGGGGCCGCCTCGGCGCCGGATGCGCTCTACGACCTGACGATCCTCGATGAGGACGGCGTTGACCTGCTCGCGGGCCAGGGTCTGGACCGCTCGGCGACGCTCGGTGAACTGGTGCTGCTTGATCCGCCGGTGCCGTATGCGGGCGGGTTGCTTCGGCCGACGATTGCGCACGCGGGCGCGGCGAATGCGGGTGTCGTGACGCTGCTCGTAGGAGGACGGCCATGACGCGACGACTGCTGATCTTACTCGCCCTCCTCGCGCTCGCGGTGCCGGCCGCGGCCCAGGTAACGACCGTCCCCGGGCGGCTGCCGGCCTTCTGCGCCGCCGGGCAGGTGCCGACCTGGTCGACGACGACGAAGCGTTGGGTCTGTGCCCCGAACGTGACGATTGATCCGGTGACCGGGGCGGTGACCCTCAGCGCCGACCAACTCCTCGCCAACGCGATCTCCCTGTCGGGCAAGACCTCGGCTGGCGTCACGAAGAAACTGATCGGCGTGACGGCCGGCGACAAGGTGTCGATCGACGCCGATGGCCTCGGGACGACCTTCGGTGGGGCGGTCGGGATCGGCACGACGGACCTGACGGGCGGCCACGCACTCAAAATCCTCGGCCGCATCTACTCCACCGACCTCCAACTCTCAGGCGGTGTCGTGGGGGACCTCCTCGCCAAGACCGACGCCACTAGCGATCTCGGCGGTGTCGCATCGGGCCGGTTTCGCGACTTCCACCTTGCCCGCGATGCGGTCGTCGGCGGCACCATCACACTGCCCACGCTCACGGGCACCGGCATTCGCGCCATCGGCGTGGACGCCACCGGCAAGATCGTCGTGATGTAGGAGCGCCTGATGGAACCAGTACACATTTGCGGCACCGGCGCCTTGGCGCTCTTCGGCGGGCAAGTCGCCCTCGTCAATCGCATCGACCACGACGTGACGATCCCGGACGGGTACAACGTCGTAATGATCGGCCCCTTCGAGGTCGGCCCTGATGTGACCGTCAAGGGCGAAGGCAACGCCTGTTTCGTCGGACTTGGATAGCGCGTCGAGCGCATTGAGGACACCATGAGTAAAGCCATTTTCGACCACTTCGAGGGACCCGGCCAGCGCCCGGCGAACTTTCCTTACGGTCTGACCATCGGCCAAGGCGCCGCGTCCAACGTCAATCAGATCGGCATCCCCGGCCAGATGGGATTTGGCGTGGGCATCTGCCCTGGCCCGTTGCCCGCCGGCATGGGCGCGATGTTCGGCACGACCGATTCCGCGTCGGACAACTACGGCAACTACCAGTGCGCCGACGGCTCGGTCATGGTGTGGATGCCGGCGTTCTACTACAAGTACGGGACCGGGGCGAACGGCCTGGCCGTCAACGCCGTCGCCATCAAGCCGTTCTCGGAATACGCCGACGTCGCGACAGCAAACGCCGCTGGCTACGCGCTGCATCGCGCCTTCTACGATGGCGGCGTGCAGCCGGGCGTGTTCGTGGACAAGTACCTGTGCAGCAACAATGGCGGCGTAGCCTCCAGTCTCAAGCTGGGCAACCCGCTGTCGTCTGCCGCCGACCGCAATCCGTTCGCGGGATTGACTGGCGCGCCGACCAACGCCTACCACGGCGCAATCGTCGCCGCCAAGACGCGCGGCGCGGCCTTCTTCTGCTGCCCGCAGCACATTCGCGGCGCGCTGGCGCTGCTGGCGCTGGCGCACGCGCAGGCGTCGTCGTCTACGACCTGGTGCGCGTGGTACCACGCGACGAACAACTTCCCCAAGGGCTGCAACAACAACGCCCTCGGGGATGCGCAGGATGCCACGCTCACCTTCGTGAGCGACGGCTATTCAAACTGCGCGAAGACGGGCAGCGCCAATCTCTTCGCGCGGACCGCGCACAACGGCCAGAACTCAGGCGTCGTCGATCTGAACGGCACAATGTGGGAGATCTCGCCCGGCCTCGCCACGGACGATGGAGGCGCGAAATACTACGCGCTGAAGACCTCGGTGCGAATGAAGGACGTCACGAGCGGCACGGCGCTGGCGACTGACCTTTGGGGCGCGGCGGGAATCGCGGCGCTCTACGACGAACTCGGCGCGACGTATGGCGCGCTGACCGCCAGTTCGTCCGGGAAGACGTTCGGCAACGCCGCGCAGGTGCTGTCCGAGGCCGTGAGTGGCCTGCCGTGGCAAGCGACCGGCCTCGGCATTCCGCTCGTAGGCGGCGTCGGCGGAACCAACGCCTTCGGCAACGACATCTTGTACGACTATCGTCCGGCCAGCATGTGTCCGATTTCCGGCGGTACCTGGAACACCAGTTCGACTGCGGGAGTCTGGACGCTCTATTGCAACAACGCCCGGGCGGCCTCCACCAACACTGTCGGGTTCCGCGCTGCCTTGTTCTTGTGAGGATGTGAGGGCGGTGCGGTAGCGCCGCCCAAGGAAGACTGGAGTATGGGGGTGCATTCGGCGGCGGAGCTGAATCGGAAGTTCGTCGAGACGGCGAAGCTGCTGAATGTGTATCTCAACCACTTCCCGAAGCACGAGAAGTACGCGCTCTGTCAGGCGATTCGCACTGCACTCTACGACGTGTACGGACTGATCGTCGAGTGCGAGAAGCGGTACCAGAAGAAGACGTCACTGACGGCGCTCGACATTCGGCACGAACAACTCAGGATGTTGATCAATCTCGCCCATGCACTCGACTACTTCGGTTTCAAGGATGGCAAGGGGGCCTCCGGCTCCGCCCAGGCGAAGCATCGGTATCTGGCCATCGGCCGCCTCGTCGACGAACTCGGTCGCATGATCGGCGGCTGGATCGTCCACGAGCGCACGCAACGGGAGGCGTCTTAACATGTGTCCGATTTCCGGCGGTAACTGGAACAACAGTTCGAATGCGGGAGTCTGGACGCTCAATTGCAACAACGACCGAGCGAACTCCAACAACAATGTCGGGTTCCGCGCTGACTCTGTTTCGCCTCGCATCGCGCAAGCGAAGGGTGGAGCAAAGGGAGGCGCTTTCCGGCAGCCGCAAGGCTGCGAAATCGGCAGGCCACCCCTGTTTCTAGTAGGACCACACGTCTCGACCGTCACGGGGTGGGCATTATGAAACGCATCGGCCATCTCTTCGAACAGGCGTTCTCGGCAGAGAACCTCTATGCGGCCTACGAGGACGCGAGCCGCCACAAGCACGGCAAGCGTGCGTGCTTCGAGTTCGAGCGCCGGCTGGCGTTCAACCTCGACAGACTCCACGCGGCGCTCCATGACGGGTCGTATCGGCCGCAGCCGTACTACACGTTCATGGTCTACGAACCGAAGCCGCGTCGAATCTTCGCGCCGTCGTTCGGGGACTTGGTCGTGCAGCACGCGATCTACCGCGTCATCTACCAGATCTTCAACGCCACGTTCATCGATCAGTCATTCGCGTGTCGCAAGGGGAAGGGCACGCACGCCGCCGCCGATTACGCCCAGCGGGCCATCGGGTCCGTGTCGCGCGACAGCTACACGCTGAAGATGGACATCCGCAAGTTCTTCTATCGAATCGACCGGGCCATTCTGCGGAGGCTCGTCGAGCGCAAGATAAAAGATCGGCGGTTTGTCGCCGTCATGATGCTGTTCGCAGACTATGGGGAGCCGATTGGGATTCCCATCGGAAACCTGCTGTCCCAGGTCTATGCCCTGATCTATCTGGACACGTTCGACCACTTCGCGAAGCGCACGCTGGGCTGTCGGTGGTACTGCCGCTACGTGGACGACATCGTCATCTTCGGCGTGTCGCTCTCCCAGGGGCGAGATCTCCTCGCGCGCAGCATCGCGTTCTTGCACGAGCGGCTGGCCCTCGAACTCTCGCGGTTCACTATTGCGCCCATCCAGCGTGGCGTGAACTTTGTCGGCTACCGCACGTGGGCGAGTAAGCGGTTCCTCCGTAAGCGCAGCCTCTTCGTCTTCACCCGCGCGTTACGCCACGGGCGTCTCCAGTCGGCCATTTCTGTGCTGGGCCATGCCCGGCGCACCCACAGTTTCCGGCGCCTTGTGCGCACACTCCAGGAGCAGTACGGACATGATCCTCGCGTACCAGAAATCTATCGATGCAGTGCGGTCGGTGGAACTGCGGCTGCCTGTTGACGGCGACGGCCATCCGGTCGGAACCGAACTGGCGACCATCGACGGCACGACCTACGTCCACGTGCCCGACGGCGTGACGCTGCCCGAGCAGCCGACCAGTATCGCTCCGGTGTCCACCGCGCTGACGCCGGCCGTCATCAAGGCGATCAAGGCACGCAGCCCACACGTGCGGCTCATCAACCAGCGGGTGGTCGAGCGCATCCGCGAAAAGTACGACCTCAACGACGAGCTGCAGATGCTCCGAGAAAGCGTGCTGGCCGGGGCCGACTACGACGAGTATCTCCAGCACGTGAAGGCGTGCCGGGCGTGGGGAAAGGCGCAGCGCGTGGCTCTTGGGCTCGCGTAGGTGGTGGCGCGTGGTGCGACTGCGCAGGCGCCGCACGGCGCGGCCGTGGGTCTACGAGATTCGGCTGGGCCACTCGGGAGATGAGAACGAGCCCAGCGCTGATGGGGCGCCAGGCTCGTGACGCGGGTCAGAGGTAGGACGGGAAGAAGCGGTCGAATTGCGATTCCGGGTCATACCCCAGCGAGGCGACGTAATGCCAGGTGGTCTCCAGATAGGCGTGCCGCAGTTGCTGCTTGACCGCAAGCAGTGGCGCGCCTCGGCTGATCATGTGCGTCGCCAGGCTGTGGCGGAGCAGGTAGGGGTAAATCCGGCGCGCGATACCCGCGCGCTTGCCGACCCGTCGAATCAACTTGCGCAGCGCCAGTTGGGTGTAGGGATGGCCGTCGCGGTGGGTCACGAACAGGAAGTCGCCCGGCGCCCGGTGGGATTCGACCAGGTAGTCCCGGAGCACTTGCACGCATGCGGCTGGAATGTGGATGACGCCGTCCTTCAGCCCCTTGCCCTGGATGATGCGCAGTTGGTTGTGCGTCGTGTCGACGTCGCACGAGCGCAGTTGGCAGAGTTCCTTCGGCCGGACGCCCGAGTGCGCCAGGAGCGCGACCATCGCTTTCTCCCGGACGGTGCGGCAGACGAAGACGAGGCTGGCGATCTCGGCCTCGGAGAGCACCTGGACGACGAGCGGCCGCGGTTTGCGCTGCCGGTGGAACCGGTGCGGCGTGCCCAAGTACTCGAGGTAGTGCTCGATCGACGTGACGCTGTTGCTCTTGTGGCTGTAGCTGGCCGTCGACTGGTAGAGGCTGGCCACGAAGGCTTGCGCGACGGACAGCGAGAGCGGGCCGGTTCGCCGTTCGATGCGGGCGATCGCGCGCACGTGGTTGCGCACGGTCACCGGCTGCAGGCCCTTCTCGAGCACGAGGAACGTCTGGAAGTCGGTGGGCGGAGAGACGGCGGGCGCCTGGACAGAGGGAGACATAGAACCTCGCAGTCTGGGGAGAGGGCGCGGGGAGCCGTAGCGGGAACGTCCAGTGTATCACCGGGCGCCACCGCATCGTCCGTCCGGCCGGATGCAGGAGGCCGCCGAAGGTTATGGCGCTCAGAGACGAGTTACCCGGCCGCGTGATGAGCCTCCGGGCGGAGGTGGCCGGGCACAAGTCGGCGATCAAGCGGCATCGTGAGCAACTGGGGGCGGCGCAGGCCGCCCTCGTCACCCTGGAGGCCGAATGCCAGCGTCTGGGCATCGGCCTCGTCCTCGTGCAGCCAGACGGCGAAGGAGCAATCCATGGCCGACCCGGTCCTCGACCTCAATACCCTGTTCACGCGGGCGATCGTCCGGATTGACAGCGCGCCCTACGAGTTGCGCAACCTCGGCGAACTGCCGATCGCTCACGAGACGCGCTTCGATCGGCAGGCCGATCAGATCAACGCGCTCCTCGCGGCGGACTCGCTGACGGAGGAGCAGGACGCGGAGATGAGCCGGCTGCTCGACGCGCGTTGCCGCGCGGTGCTGATCGCGCCCGACGAGGTGCATCGGCGGCTGACCGATCGGCAGCGGTCGCAGATCCTGCAGGTTTTTTTCCGGCCCCAGCCGCCGACGCCCTCGGCGTCCGAGCCGATGGTCGCCGCCGTGGCGGGCGATCCGGCCGAGACGCCGGCGGTGAGCGACGGACTGACTGGGGCGAACTGATTCCGCGGCTGGTGCGGTTCTACGGAGGCAATCCGATGCAGTGGCTGACCGAGGTTCCGCGCGCCGTCGTGCACGCGCACCTCGTCATGCTGCCGCGCCTCGAGGCGGATGAGTCCCTGGCGGCCGTGCAGCGGACGGCGGCGGGCAGCGGCGCGATGAAACAGGGCGCCCAGCGGGAACTGGTCCAGGCCTGGGCGCGGCTGGCGAAGGGCGAGGCGGGGCACGGAGCGGGCCGGCCCGCGCCCTCGCCGGCGGCGCTGGCGGGCATCGGCATCGGAGTGCGGCGGAGGTCCAAGCCGTGAGCGAGACCCTCGGCCAAGCGGTCCTCGAACTGAAAACAGACGGGGCGAAGTTCTTTGCGGACCTCGCCGCGGCGAAGACTGCCGGCAAGGATCTGGGGACCACCTTCGATCACACCAGCCAGTCAGCCGAGCGCGCCGGCCAGCAGCAGGGGAAACTCGGCGATCTGACCTCCGGCCTCGGCGGGACGTTTGGGGTCGTCACGAAGATCGCCGGCGCGTTCGGCGTCGCGCTCTCGTTCGAAGGCGCGATCGAGGGTGCGAAGCGACTGACCGAGTACGCGGACACCATCTACAACACGGCCATGGCCTATGGCGTCTCCATGAAGGCCGTGCAGGAGTATGGCGCGGCGGGCAAGAGCGTCGGCATCGACATGGAGACCATGTCGAACGGCATGTTCCAGCTGTCGCGGCGGATCGCGGACGGGGATGCCAAGGCGACCGCGGCGGTGCAGAGTCTGGGTCTGAACGTCAAGCAATTGCGCACGCTCTCCCCCGATGAGATCTTCGACAAAGTCGCCGCCGCGGTGAAGAACGTCGCGAATCCGCTGACCCAGATGAAGCTCGCGCAGGAACTCTTCGGGCGCGGCGCCAGCCAGTTGATGGCGCTCATCAAGTCCGGCCTGCCGGAGGCCAAGCAATTCGCCGAGCAGATGGGGCTGGTGGCTTCGGACGAGTCCATCACGCGCGTCCACAACCTCGGTGAGCAATTCGGCGTGATGCTCGGCCAGGTGAAGGCGGGCGCGGTCGATGCCTATGCCGACGTCCTGCGTCTGCTCCATCTCGGGAACACCCCACCGCCATCCGGACGGCAGGGCCTGCTCCGACAACCCGGGCAGCCCGGAACGCCGATCGCGCCCGACAAGAATCAGGCGAAGCAGCAAGCCGAGGGCCTGCTCGCGGTCGCGGGCGCATTCAAGATCAACGCGGACGCGGTGCGCGACGTCGCGGCTGGCGCCGAGCACGCGATGACGGACGAGGAGCTGCTCCAGAAGCGGCTTCAGGCCCTGCGCGACGAGGCGCTGATCCCCTTGACGGCCGCCGATCGCGAGCACGTGCGCGTCATGCACGAAGCGAACGTCGGTGAGGCGGAGATCGCGACGACCCTCGACAAGCCGATCGGGGCGGTCAGCAAATACGTCAAGGCCCTGGACGAAGCCGCGCAGAAGGAGAAACAGCACCAGGATGCACTGCGCGAGATCGCGCGGGCCCACGTCGAACTGAGCGACAAGGAGAAGATCCGGATCGGCAACCTCCACGCGATGGGGATCGGCGACGAGACGATCGCGAAGGCGACCGAGATCGCCGTCGAGCGCGTGAAGGCCGAGACCGCAGCCGAGGACGCGTGGGCCAAGGGTCAGATCACCGCACAGAAGGAAGTGGCCGCCGCGGTGCTCGAGGGCGACAAGGCGCAACGGGAAGCCGCCGCGGCGTTGACGACCGCGCAGGTCGAAGCCGGCATGTCCGCCCTGAAGGTTGGCACGGACCTCCAGGACAAACTCTCAGACGCGACCAAGACCGCCACGGACGCGCGCCTGGCGCAGATTGACCGCGAGGAACAGGCGACCGAACGCCAGTTGAAAGTGCTGTCGATTCTCGCCCCGTGGTCCTACGGCGTCGCGCACAAGGCGGCGACCGACTACTACCAGCACGAACGCGACTTGGCCAACGGGACCGCCAGCACCATCGAAGAGCGCATGCGGGCGCAGGGCATCGTCACGCGCGCCGAACTACAGCGCACCGCAGACCAGGCCAAACGCGATTACGAGGCGATGCGCGATTCGGGCGAATACACCGCTGACCAGGTCGGCGAGGCCTGGATCGCGAGCCTGCAGGCCCAAGCCAACGCGACCGGAAAGATAGGCGACCAGCTTGAAGTCGACCTCATCAAGACGCTCAAGAGCATCCCGGACATCGTCGTGAGCGCGCTGACCAGCGGCGGCGGACTCGTGGGCGCAGCCAAGGGCGTCGCGTCGGCGGTCGGCTCCGTGCTCGGCGCGGCCCTCGGCAAATACATCGGCCAGAAGATCGGGGAGGCGATCGGGTCCACGCTCGGCGGCGCCGTGGGCAGCGCGGCTGGCGCGGCGATCGGGTCGGCCGCCGGGAGCATCATCGACCTCGCGATCAAGTGGCAGACGAAGGCCGGCAAGGACGCCGCGAAGACGATCGGCCGCGAATGGGGCGTGACCATCTCGGAGGCGATGAAGAACCAGCTAACCGAGGCCGCGCACCAGGCGGGCGACGAAGTGGCCGCCACGTTCCAGTTGATGGCGAAAGTGATCGACGACACCGGCGGGGTGACCAAAAAGAACCTGGCGAAATGGACCGCAGCCTTGCACGACGCGTTCGCGGTGCAGTCCTGGAACGCCCATTACACCGCGGACGACCTGCAGAAGACCTTCGACGACGTCTTCCCGAAGCTGACCGAGGTCGTCACGAAGGAAGGCGGGGTCTGGTCGCAGCAGTTCCAGGACCTGATGACGCTGGCGCGCCGATTCAAGTTGGACCTCGAGTCCGTGAACGCGGTGCTGAACGACCAGGTCACGACGATCGGCACCGGGTTAGCGTCGCAACTCGGTCCGCTGACCACGCAATACGGCACGCTGGGGGATCAGATTGCGGCCCAGCGCAAGGTCATCGACGACCTGAACAAACAGATCGGGAGCCCCGAGGTCCTGCAGGGGATCCTCGAGCAGAACGCGGCCGTCACGAAGGCACAGCAGGACGTCGACGACCTGGTGGCCGCGGGCAAGTCGGGGACCGACGAGTGGCGCCTGGCGGTCGTCAACCTCACGCTGGCGCAGCAGGGGCAGAATCAGTTCTCGAAGGACTACCAGGCCGAAGTCGGGAAACTGAACGGCCTGCTCGACACGCAGGCGGCCGGGGCGCAGGCGTCGCAGGCGTCGCTCGACCGCGTCGGCCAGTCCGTCCTGGCCTCCTTCAACGCCGGCATCGCCAAGGGCCTCGACCAACTCACGCTGCTCGACGAGCTCGCCCCGGCGCTCGACGGCCTCGTCTCGATCGAGCAGAACCTCGGTGTCGAGTCGAAGAACGCCGGCGTCCAGGAACTCATCGCGCTCCGGGCGAAACTCACCGCCAACAAGGAACTGGCCGCGGCCGAGACATCCTGGGGCACGACGTACGCGGCGATGGTGAATCTCGGCGTGACCGACAGCGATGCGCTGCTCTCCATGCAGCAGCAGGGCGTCGACAACTACGACAAGCTGACGGCGGCGGGCCTGACCGAGTCGCAGGCGCTCGCGCAGATCAAGGGCGGCCTGCAGGCGGTCTACGACGCGCACGAGAAGATGGGCACGCCGATCGATGAGAACACGCAGAAGCTCATCGACCAGGCGAAGGCCTACGGACTGATCACCGACAACAGCCAGGATCTCGGTGACGTGTTCAAGGGCGTCGGGAAAGACATCGTCGATTCCGTCAACCATCTCTCCGACACGATCGCCGGACGGCTCGGGCCGGCCATCGAGACCATCCCGGGAGAGACGACGTCCCCGGACGGGTCCCGACGCTACCACGTGGGCGGCCGCGTCATGGACTACGCCGGCGGCAGTTACTTCGGTCACCTCGGGCGGGTCGTCACGGCGCACGCCGGCCTCGCGCTCGGCGAGGTGCCCGTCATCGCGCAGACCGGCGAGGACATCTGGTCGCGCGCGGACGTCGCGCGCTGGGGCGGGCTCGCGAACGTCGAGGCGCTGCGCGCCGGGATGCTGCCGACTGGACCCTCCGACAGCGGTGACGTGACCTTCGAAGCGAAGGTCGACGAAGAGGTCCTCGTCCGGTTCATCGCAAACCGGTTTTGGAGTCGCATCGGCAATCGCGGTGTGAGGCCGCCCCGATGAACTTCATCTGCTTCATCGACGGCGTCGACCGCACCGACTGGGCGGAACAGGGTCAGCTGAAGATCTCCTGGCGCCAGAACGAGCCGGACCAGGTCCGTCTGCAGTTCGGTGACGAAGACGTGCTGGCGGGATTCCGACCCCGGAAGCGCCAGACGGTGGCTGTCTATCGCGGCATGCGCGCGCCGGGGCCCATCCTGTTCACCCAGGGCACGGGCGGCGTGGTGTCGGACGGCACCTGGTACTTCCGCCTGGTCGCCTATGATGCCGACGGGTTCATCCGGGTTTCGCCGGAATATGCGTTCACCGTCGCTGGCGGCGGCGGTGCGGCGACGATCATCATGCGGTGGGCCGCCATGCCGGGGGCCGTCGCGGTGCGCGTCTATGGGTTCCTCCACGGGGCCGCCGACCGGTGGATCGCGGGTTCGCTGGTCACGGCGACGTGGGGCATCGATGCGACCACGGTTGCGGCCCTGCCGTCCGAGACGATCGGCGTCAAGTGGTTCGGGGGACTCATCACCTCGCCGTCGCGGCCCGGGCGCAGCGACTGGCTGCAGACGAACATCCAGGCGGCCGGCCATCTGATCCACCTCAGTAATTGCCATCTCACCTGGTCGGCGCCGGCAGGCCTGACCGTGCTGCAAGCCCTGCAGCATACGCTCACCCCGGGCCCGCTGGCCCGCTATGGGTTCACCTTGAATCCGGCGCAGGTCGCTGGTCCTGCGCTCCCGGCGCTCGAGTTCGACAACGCCCCGCTCATCGATGTCTGGAATGACATCGCGAAATATGCCGGCGCCGGCGTGGCCCCGTGGCTCTTCGAATCAGACCCGGACATGGTCCTCGAGATGTGGGCACCCGGGACGAAGGCGGCCGCGTGGGTGATCGAGGAGATGGACGGTCACATCCTCGCCGACCCGGAGCCGGAGATCCACGACTCGGATTCGGGCTATGCCGATTACATCATCCTGCGGTGCGGCGATAGCTCGCAGATCATCAAGACGCAGAGTTGGACGGGCGCCGACGCCGTGGTGGACGGCACGCGCCGCTACTTCCGCTGCGACTATCCGGTCCCGACCGACAACTACTACGGCGTCTGGCCCAATGAGATCGCCGTCTCCGGTCGCGACGACATTTCGGGCCCCTGCTTCTGGTGGGATTCTTCCGTCGACCCGTGGCCCGGCTTGGCAACTTGGTGCTGGGACTTCCGTCATCAGCGCCTCGCCTACGAGAGCAGCACGTACGGGGACATCGCGGCCGTCGCGGCGGTCACGATTGTCGGGCCCGGATACACGGCACAGTACCCCATCGAGGTCATCTCCGATGCAGGCTCGCCGACGCCCGTCGAGGCACTGGCCACCCGGGCGGCGTGCCTCGAATTGCCGGCGGCTCAGGCGCTCGCCGATGCCATCCGCGCGCAGACCTCGGCGGAGGTGGAGGAATTCACGTTCTCCACCGACACGGATGGCCTGCGCCCCGGCCGGTCGCACCATGTGGCCTGCAGCCTCCTCGAGGTCGATGACGACTCCCTGATTACCGGCGTCGACATGGAGCAGGACGGCGACGAACGCGTCTATCGGACGACCGAAGTCAAAGGTGGGACCTTCGGCGGCAGCCCGCTCGAGGATTGGCGCGCGGTCGCCTCTGGCGGGGCGTCCGGCGGCGGCGGCGCGACCGTTGCGGCGACCCCCGTGCCGGCCACGGGCCGCACGTATGCGGACCTCGGCGGGTCCCTGGCGGACCGTGAGCCGCTCACCGGCTGGCAGCCGGTCTACGAGAGCCGCCCGAAGGTTTTGCGCGCGACGGATTTCCCGGGCGGCGTGGCGACGGTGAAGACCTGTCGGGTGACGAGCGATCCGGCGGTGGCGGTGCAGCTACGGGTGTCGGCGTGGACCGGCGCGGCCTGGACAGTGCTCGCGACCGGCACGGCCGCGACCGGGAGCGATCCTATGGCGGCGGCGGCGTGGGAGGACCTGCTCATCGCGGTCCTCGACGGGGCTCCGCATCGGCTGGAAGTCAACTATCTGGACGCGGCGACGGCCTGTGGCGTCTGGGGCTACGTGGAGTGACCATGCGACGACTGCTCTTTGGTGCGGCGGTCGTGCTCGTGATGATGACCAGCCAGGTGCAGGCCCAGGTTGCAGGCATCGTCTATCCGAAGATCATCCAGTTCATGAGCGACCGCACGACGAAGGGCCCCGCGGTGTCATTCGGCGCGGCGGATCCGTCGGCCGGCGCGGATGGCGATGTCTATCTGCAGTTTCCTGGCGCCATCATCTGGACCAAGGTCTCCGGCACCTGGACGCGGACGGGGAACGTCCGCACCGATCGAGCGAATACCTTCGGGGCCTACGACCAGACGTTCGGAGGGCACATCCTCGCGTCGACCGCGTGGACGAGTGACATCGGCGCGGCCGCGCTGAAGCTCCGCACGGCCTACCTCGACGAACTGAACGTCCAGACGCTCATCGCGACGAGCGTGCGCTCCACGATCGGCGGCGAGCTCCTGACCGCGCCGACGACCTACCTGGCCGCGGATCTCACGGCCGGCGCGACCTCGATCAGCGTCAAGCACAACAATCTGGTCAACGGCGATCGGATATGGCTGCAGGCCAACGGCAACGTGGAATGGATGGCCGTCGCAAGCGGAGCGTCCGGCGCCGGGCCCTACACCTACTCGGTGACGCGTAATCTCGACGGCACCGGCGCGAACAGTTGGTATACCGGTGACGCCGTCGTGGACACTGGCACAACGGGCGCGGGGTTCATCGACCAGCGCGCGGGCGTAGGGATTCTCGGCCGCGCCTACGGGCCTACACTCGAGGGCCTGGTGCGCACGGGGACGACGTTCTCCGACGTGGCCACGCGCTGGGCCTGCGGCAACCTGAACGGGCTCTATGGCTACGCCACGAACATCTACGGCTGTGGGTTCGGAACGCCCGCCGGCAATCGACTCACGATCGAGCCAACGAACGGGATCAACATCTATGACTCCGCCGGAACCGCGCGCGTCACGATCGGGCCCGGCGCGACAGCCACATTCACCGGTGACGGGTCGGGCATCACGGCCATCAACGGCGGGAACATCACGACTGGAACTGTCACCGCGACGCAGATCGCCTCGAACACGATCACCGCGTCTCAGATCGCGGCGTCGACGATCACGGCGAACGAGATTGCGGCGAGTACCATAACGGCCGGGAAGATGAACGTCTCGACGCTCTCGGCGATCGCCGCCGACCTTGGCACCATCACGGCCGGAACGGTAACCGGCGCAACGATCCAGACGGCGGCGAGCGGGGCGCGCGCGCTCATGGACGGCACGAACCTGCGCTCCGTCGACTCGAGCGGCACGACGCTGGCCCGGATGGATGGCCACGGCCTGAAAATCGCTCCGCAATCGACAGGCGCGGGTTGGCCGAACAATGACTACTACTACGGGTTCATCGGCCACGACGGCTCTGGTCTCGCCTACATGGAGCAATACGGCGGCGGAACCAACGACTACGTCACCATCGTGTCTCCAGGCATGTTCCGTCTCGACACCGGCGGAGGTGCTAACTCCTACTATTTCAGGACGGGCGCTGGCACCGCCGCGGCCTTCTCGAATAGTGGCGGCTCACTTGGGGAGTGGTCGGCGCACTGGGGCCAGATCTACGTTGACAAGATCTACAACGATCCGGACGCCACGAGTTCGGGCGACTGGCCGGTCGTCTATTCGTCCGGCAATCACTTCTTCTACTACAAAGACAACGGTTTGAACGAGACGAGTGGTTGCAGCAGCGGCTCGTTCGTGAATGGCTGGACGATCGAGCGAGGCTTCGTCGTGTCATTCAATTGCGACACGCCGGCACCTCTCTCCAGTCTCACTCGCGATCTCGTGGATCTGCGGGCAGAGGTCTCGGCGCTGCGGTCGCTCGTCTCTCAATTGCGCGCGGGAGGGATTACCGAGCCGGCAGGTGCGGGCGAATTGCGAGGACCGCGACGGTAACGGACTGGGTGACCTCGCCCGCACGATTGCGAGCGGTCAGCACGTAGGTGGTCGAGGTGGCTGGATGGACGTCGCAGGTATCGACAGCCGACACTGCACCGACATAAGAGAGTTCGTGAGACTCTCCGCCGACGATCGTCCACCGCAACGTCGTCGTTTCACCGGCCGCGATCGTGGTCTTGTCGGCAGCAAAGAACCGAACCGAGGGAGGGGCGCCCGGAGCCGTCGCCGAGGAACCGCAGGCGGTGAGGAAAATGACGGCAACGACGGCGAGTAAGAACGACCGCATCGCGCACCTCCGAGTAAGAGGGTAGCGCGTTTCTGGAGGGGAAGCGACATGAGACTGATTCTTATCTGTACGGTGCTTCTGGTGGCGCTCGCGGGCGCCGGCTGGGCGCAGGAGAAGCCGAAGGTCCAGGCCGGCATCACGCCGGGCACCGCCACTGCAAATGCATTGCTTGCCATCTCTGACGAGCAGCAGGCGACCGCCCAGGGGCTCAGGACGTCCGCGCTCATTGCCGACAAGGACCGGCAGATCGCCGACCTACAGGGCCAGGTGGCACAGCTGCGGCTGGCGCTGCTCGCGGGCGACCTGCTCAAGGACAAGCCCGGGGCGACGCTGCAATGGGGGCAGGACGGAAAGCTGGCGATCGTGCCGGCGCCGAAACTGGAGCCGCCCGCGAAACCGGCCGCGCCGAAGGGCCCGGGAGACTGACATGCAGCCGTGGAGCCCACGTCAGACGAATAACGGCTGGTTCCCGAGGGTAAGTCCTTCTGGGCGCTACGTCGCCTACGGGAATCAACACGTCTGCATCGTGGATCTCGAGGACCCGTCCGGCGCACCCGTCGAGCACGACATCATGGACGGCGCGGCGATGGGCTGGATCGAGGAGACGACGCTCTGTATCAGCGGCGTGCGCAGCGGCGGATCGTGGACCGGCGAACTGTGGAAGATCCGGCCCGTCGAGGATCACGCCGGCGCCGTGGCGGCCTGGACGCGCGAGCAAGTGCCGCTCGACGACCCGACCGACTGTGCCGGCAACACGCTGGGGGCGTCGCACGGGCATTGGGCGTCCGTGCTCGGGGGACCGGGTGGATTCCGCTACGTGGTGGACGGCAGGCCATTCGCGATGCCGGTGCCGGCCGGGGGTTTGTCGCTCGACGGCGAGTGGCTCGGGTTCCAGGTGCGGGACGATGCGAAGGGGTGGCCCTCGGCGGTCATGAAGATCGACGGGACGCAGTACCGCGAGATTTCCGGCGCGATCAACTTCCGGCGCGTGTTCGCCGGCGGCGTGCTGTCCTACCAGACTGGGACGGACATCTGGCTGTCCTACCCGGACGGCCAGGTCGAGCGGGTGAACCTCTCGACGACCGCGCCGATGACGGAAACCATCGCGGTCCTGGTCGAGGTCGCTGGCGTGCCGTGGGTCTGGACCTTCAGCTACGGTCCGGCGGGCGTGCTCGTGCTCGGCCGGCCCAAGGGCGACCCGACGTGTGTGCGCCTGCCGATGGCCGGGCTCGATCTGGACGTCGCTGCGGGACCCAGGGGCTGGACGGTCGCCGGCACGGATGACAGGGGCCAGCTGACCGTCTATCACGCGGTTCCCTACGACGCGCCACGCCAGCCGATTCTGGGCGAGTCGCCGCTGCCGGTGCACGTCGCGCCAATCGGCCGGCCGCTCGAGATCCTGTATTACAAGGTCGCCGGCCGCTATCGCGACGCGATGCACCCGGATGGCGATTACGTGGTTGAGGCCCTGGCCGGGGCCGCGACGGGCGCGCTGCTCGGCGCGAGCGCGGGCGATTTCGACCTCGGCGGCGGTCAGGACCCGGTGGCGCTGACGACCCAGGCGATCCGGGAGATCGTGGCGCTCGGCAAGCATTTCCTCATCGACTCGTGCGAGGCGTCGATCGCATGCGCCGCGCCGTACTGGGACCATTGTGCCGGCGTCGGCGTGTCGGCCGAGGCCGAAGCCGGCGTCAGCGGATGGGACAGCTACGTCGCCCGCTGTGAAGCGCATGCGGCGGCGGCCGCGGCGCTCCTCGAGGCCCACGGGCTCGCGCCGCGCGTCATCTCGGCCTATTTCGACGGGGACATCAGCACGGGCAGCTGGCGGATGCCGGTCGGCTGCCACGCGGTGCAGATCCGCGGCTATCTCGGGCCCGCCTCGCCGGACACGATCGCGGAGGCGCAGCAGCAGTTGCGTGATCTCCTGGCCCGCCAGCTCGCGCTCGTCCCGGGGAACGTGCCGGTCTACCTCGTGGCGCAGGATTACGACCGCAGCGGGGCATGGGGCGCGACGCGGGTGCCGACGACCTTGGCGGCGTTGCAGCCGGTCTATGCCGACGTCGCGCGAGATGACGCGCGCGTGCAGGGCCTGTTCCGCTTCGCCTATTCACGCCCAGGTGGGACGCGCACATATGCGGGCGTCCTGCGGCCCTGGCACGAAGCGTTCTTTCACGCGATGGGCGGCGTGCCGCCGGCCATCATCGTTCCGGAGGATGACGTGACGAAGGAAGATGTGGTCGCCGCCGTGCAGGAAGCGCAGCAGCCGCTGGTCGAGGCGATCAACCGCCTCGCGCCGGCGAAGCCGGCGCCTGGGCCGGGGCCTGACCTGCCCGACGTGGGCACGATGCAGAAGGCGATCGCGCACTACGACGACCTGATGGTGTCGGTGTCGAGGCCGTCGCGTCACCTCGCCTGGCAGGAGAGCGTCCACCTCGTGCGGGTGCTGTTCGTCGAGGGCGGTGACCAAGCCGCGATCGCGACGCGCACGATCCACGACTGGGCCGGCCGATAACCGACGACCGGGGAGTTGCCGCCCGTCACGACGACAGACGAGGAGCCCGACTCATGGCAGGAGAACGCGACTTGATTTCCTCCGCCGAGTTCGACCGATTCGCTCGCGGACTGGATGCTCGACTCGATGAGCGCTTCCAGGCGGCGCAGACGCATCTGGCCGACCTCCGCCAGTTCATCGCGGACGGATTCTCCGGCGTCCATGCGCGCCAGGATGTGGCCAACGGGCGGATCTCGAAGAACGAAGAGATCGCGACGGACGTCCGTCTCCACGGGTGCGCGCAATTGGAAGTGCACCGGGCGCTCCTGGAGGATGGTGGCCCCCAGCCGCCCAGCCGCGGGCCGATCAACTGGCGCGACAACCGAGTGAAGGTCGCGGCCGGGGTGAGTCTTTCGGCACTGGCCTATGCCGTCTTCACGGCGGTGCAGGCGCTCGCGAGCGTGGTGCACCATCTGCTCGACGCGGGAGTGGTGAAATGAACCTCTTGCTGCAGCGACGTCGATCGGGACCCCACAGCACGATCGGGCAGCTGTTCGAGTTGCTTCCGAACGGCGGCGCGCACGGCCTCTGCTTTACCTGCGAGGACGTCGCCAGGCCCGTCGGCGTGAAGATCCTCGGCGCGACCGCGATCCCCGCTGGCGTCTACCAGGTCGTCATCACGATGAGCGCACGCTTCGGACGTCCGCTGCCGCTGCTCGTCGATGTGCCCGGCTTCAGTGGCATCCGGATCCATCCTGGCAACACCGACCAGGACACGGAGGGCTGCGTCCTGCTCGGCATGAGCACCGACGGCGAGTCGGTCGGACGCTCGCGTGAGGCGTGCGACAAGATCCAGCCGCGCATCGAGGCGGCGATCGCTGCGGGCGAGCGGGTCACGATCGAGGTGCGCAACGCGGCCGCGGTGGCGAGCGTATGAATTCCGCCGCGCGCATCGTCGATCTGATCGTCTGTCGAAACTGCAAGTTCAATGTGCTCGTCCGCGACGGGCACGTGGTCTGCCGCCACTGCCACGCGGAGTATCGGGTCACGGTGACCCAGACGAAGGCGCCGTCGGCGGTCGGGGTGTTGAATCCGAGCATCATCAAGGTGGCAACGTCCCCCGCGCCATGAAGTGAGGCTCCCCGATGGACAAGTTGTTCTTCATGAGCGTCCGCACCGCCAAGGGCGAGGAGGAATGGTCGATGCGGGCGCCCGACATCGAGACGGTCGTATCGCGGCTGCACAAGAACCAGGCCGAGGCCGGCGACGGTGAGCAGTTCGAGGTTCGGCAGATCGCAGAGATCGCCCAACTGTATTCACCCGACGGCAAGCCCGTTGGCGTGTAGCGATTCGTTTTCCCTGCCCCCGACATGAGGTGTGTGATGGCTCGTGACTCGAAGATCTGGCGGATTCTCTTCTACGGCGCCGGCGGTCTGTGGCTCGTGCTCGAGGCGTTGATGACGCTGACGCCCGACCAGGCGGCCGCCATCTGGCTCACCCCGATGGCCATGACCAGGCTGAGCGTGATCCTGTTGCTGCTGACGATCGTCGGCGGCAAGCTCGGGCTCTCGCCACTTCGCGCGAAGGACGATCCGGCCGGCGCCGGCGTCGGCAACATCGCCCCACGGGTCCTGCCCGCATTCCTGGCCATCGTTCTCGGGCTCGGTATGTGGCTGCCCGCCTGCAGTCCGAAGCAGATGCAGGTCGCGCGGGGCGCGGATGTGGGCGTTTATACGGCGCTCGCCGCCGTGCAGGACGCGGAGAACGCGCTCTATGCGGCTGGCCAGATCACCCAGCCCCAGCATCAGGCGATCAACAAAAAGCTTGTGCCCGCGCTGCAGGCCGGTCGCGATTTCAACCACGTGATGATGACCTGGAAGCCCGGCATGCCCGCGCCGGCGGAACTGGTGCCGATCACCCAGCGGCTCGGCGACCTCACGCGCGATCTGTCGCAGTATCTCAGTGGCGCGACGCGAGACGGCCTGCTCGCGAAAGTCGCCGTCGTGGAGCAGGCCATTCTCGGGGCGCTCGCGGGCGTCTCGACCGGAGGCTGACATGGACGTGCTGGCATACGTGAAGATCGGCGAAGAACTGGTCGCCGTGGGTCAGGTGGCTTGGCCGGCGCTGCGCGGCCTGTTCGCGAGCAGCGGCATTCCCGACGCGAAGCTGCTCGAGATCGACGCGCTCTACGACGAGCGCATCAAGCGGGCGCAGGACGCGGCGGACGGGAAGTAGAAGGCAGAAGGTAGAAGGCGGTGGGGTGCAGCGGGGGATCGCGCCGGTGTCGAGGCTGGATGAGGGCCGCGTCGGATCGCGTTCTGCCGCTCCCCCGCGGGGCGGCCCGGCCGAGATCCAGCATAGCACGACCTGGCCGGATGCCGTGTGTCCGAACGTAAACGAAGCTCAGCGAAGGTCACAGAAACGCTTAGGAATTCTCGGTAGGGCAGGGGCGGCCTCGGATGAGCGATCCGAGGCTGCGACAGGCAAATCGGTCAATACCGGCGGGAAAGAAGGTTGGTGGACGGCAGGAGGCTCGAACTCCCGACCTCCGCGTTGCGAACGCGGCCAACAACCTCAAACGCTGGTCTTTTCGGCCTAACCTTCGCCAGACCCGGCAACGGGACGTAAACGGGGCGCCGGTTTTCGCGCCCGGGCGCCGGCGCGCCCCGGAATCTCGACGGCCCTCCGCGCGGCCGCCGTG